GCGCCCGTGCGGGTCGGGCGCCCCACGTCAGAACCGGATGAACAGCTTCTCGTGCACGTCCGCGCGCCACGCGAACGCGCCGATCGTGCCGTACCCATACCAGCCCGGCTTGATCTCCACGCGAAACTCCGGGTCATCCATGACGTCGCCCATGGCTTTCCGCTGTTGATCAGCGGTCATGTACGGCTGCGTGAGCGTGAGCGCGGGCTTGCCGTTGAGACTCCAGTGGGTGGTGTGGTCCATCCAGCTGTGCCGGTTGCAGTAGGCGGGCTTGGTGCAGGTGCCCTTGCGAAGCCAGTGCAGGCCCTGGCAGCGGGTCGTGGACTCCTTCAACCCGAGGGGTTCAGCCCATTTGGTGAGGTTGATGCGGGCTTGGGCGTCGATGTTGGGGCCGTAGGGCCACCGGCCGTTGGGCAGGAACTTCTTAGCGCGCTGGTCGAGGTCGGCGAGTCGTTCTTTCCACTCGGGGGGCGTGTGGGTGGTGCAGGCTTTGATGCCTTCGGGGAGGACGAGGCCGTGGTTTTTGCAGGTCCGGCAGTTGGGCTCGGCGAGTTCCATGGGGGGTCCTGTTCTGGTTAGGAGCCGGGGTGGCGGTACTCGATGGAGTACTTGATGCTGTGCGGTTGGCTCCGGTTACTCAAGTAATCGCGGAGGTGATCGAAGCGCCCTTCTTCGCTGTCGAGGACAACGGGCTCGATCTCGCTGTCGATGCCTTCTCCGTCGCCCAAGGTCGCGATGACGGCCCAGCCGATGATGGGTTCGGTCCAGGACTCGCCGTCGGCGGTGAAGGTGATCTGCCATCCGGGAGGGGCGGCGGTGAGGTTCATGGGGGCGCCGGGGGCGTACTTCATGGGGGTGCCTTCCTGTTGGTCTCGGGAGCATTGTTGCGCGTCGGCGCCGCCCGTGGGGGCGTTTTGTTGGGGCGTCCTGGTGTCGGACGCCCCGAGGGTCAGGCGGTCACCACACGTCGGGGATGTCCACGGGCTCCTCACCGCTGACGAGGATCGCGACCTTGTCCAAATACCGCGCGACGTCAGTCACGGGCTCCCCGGGATGCTGCGCTTCCACTGGCCAGTCCGGACCTTCGAGGAGCTTCCGAGCGAGCTGGTGCGCAGTCATCTGCTCGCCGTCAACGGGCTCGGCGCCATCCTTGTACTTGCGGAGCTCAGACAGCGCCTCATCGCGGGCCTCCCACGCGCCGTTCCGCTGGTTCACGAGGTCGCGCACACCCCGGGCTCCGAGCGGGTATTCGATCCCGGCATCACGCAGCGCCTGATCGACACGGTCGAGTTCGGCCCCGGCATCAGCGGCGGCTTTCGCAGCGTCGGCCCCGGTGGGCAGGTGGGATACGAACCACGCGATGATCTGGTCGCGCTGCTGCTCGGTGAGTTCGATGGGCTCAGTCATGGTGTGCCTCCTGGTCTGATTGTGGGGTGGGTGGGGGCGCTCCTGTCATGGGAGCGCCCCGGGGCGGGTCGGCTACATCAGCGCTTCGTCGTACACGGACTGATCCTCGGGGTTCTTGTAGGGCGTGTAGCCGCCTCTGGTGCGCCGTTCGCCTCGTAGCTGGTCTTCCCACGTGAACCCGCCCGTTGACGCGCTCACGGGCTTCTGGAGGCCGCGCACGGCCGCAAGATCCTGCTCCAGGAGAACCACGTCCCGGCCGGACAGGTAGCCCGCTGGCGAGTGGACGCGTACCCCGTCGGCGGCGGCCTGGGAGATCACCTGCCGCTTGATGGCTGCGGCTTCCTCGGGGGTGGGTGGTCCGCCTTGGGGGCGGGCTTCGGCGCTGCTGAGCTTGTCGATGATGATCTGCTCTGGAGTGGTCTTCTTCGTCTTCTTCTCGACGACGGGAGCGGGCTCGGGCTCAGGGATCACCGGGGCGGAAGAAGAAGAGTTTTCCTGATCAGTACTTCCTACATCGGTACTTCCTTGATCGGTCCTTCTTATAGACGTACCGGTCTCGGACGTGCCGCTTTCAGACGTGCCGGTCTCGGACGTACCGAAACCGGTACCCCCGACAGGGTCGGACTCGTCCCCCTCGGTCGCCTCGTCGTCGGCGCGCTCCTGGGGAAGGTGGAACAGGTGCAGGACGGTCTCGAACCGGCTACCGTGGCGCTCCCGCTCGCGGATGAGGTACCCGAACTCCTCCAGCTCCGCGAACGCCTGACGGAACGCGCGACGCCCTTCGGCGCGGTCGCCTCGGTCCTTGCGTGCCTGCTGCCACATCTGGTCAGCGTTGGTCTGCCAGCCCGGGGGGCGAGAGAGAAGCTCCATGAGGACGGAGCGGGCGAGGCCGGAGAGTCGGCCGTCGCGGATCGCCTGGTTGGCGAGGATGGTGAAGTGCGCTTCGTGGCGCATGTGGTGAACCTTCAGCACGACTGGCCCCCTATGCGGGGCGCGTGCGAGGTACCATTAGCCTTAGACAAGGCCGCCTCCTGGTGCAGTCAGGATGGTGGTTCAGAAGCCGTCTGGTGCTACCAACACCGGGCGGCTTCGCTGTTTTCGGTTGTCCTCCCAGTTTACCCCCTTTGCACGTGCAGGGGGGGTGTCCCATGGGCTTGACTGTAGCCTACGCTACATGTAGCGTGTGATGCATGAACAAGGAGTCAGCGGAAGCCGCCCTCCGCGAATACGCCGAGGTCACCGCCGACCGCGACAACCGCATCCGCAGGGCACACGCCACAGGCATCACCAAGAACCGCATCCACACCATCAGCGGCATCGCACGAACCACCATCGACCGCGTACTCAAGGAGACCCCCCGTGTTCTGGCGCAAGAAGAAGACCTCCCCGGCCGTTGAGCCAACCGTGACCGACCCGGTGTACGTCGTGACGTTCGGCGGGCAGCCGGTCCCGTTCAACGACCGCGAGCACGCCGAGCTGGCCATGGCCGAGTGGTCTGCCACCTACCCGGCCAAGGACGAGTTCTGGTCCGCCACCAGGCCCGTCGTGAGCGAGCGACGCCAGAACCCCCCGGCATGGGACCGTGTGCCCCGCAAGGCGTTCGTCTACCACCGGGAGACCGCGTTCCGCGCCGACGGGCAGGAGCACGAGTTGGTCGCGCCGCTCGCTGCCGGGGCGAAGTGGGTGTTCGAGTTCATGGAGCGCTACACCGAGATGCCGTCCCGGAGTCGAGTGGAGGTGCGTCCCGGGGGTGGGGTGTACGTGGAGGCTGGCGCATACGGCACCGACGAGGCTGCGGTGGCTGAGGCTTTCGAGCAGGCGCGCGAGGAGGCCCGCGCGACCGCGCGCAGGCTGTCGTCGGACGAGCGCTGACCCCACCACGTCGAAGCCCGCGCGGTTCTCCGTGCGGGCTTTGGTGTGCACGTGCAGCACAGCGGCGAAAGCCCCCGACAAGCGGGGGCTCACGGGGGGCTAGGGGTCACCTCCAGGCTTCCAACGGAGGCCGTTTGGGGAGCTTCGCCCCCGGGCTACGCAGATACCAGTTAATGAACTCCACAAGGAGTCTCCCCCGTGTCGTCCCCGCAGCCTTCGCCGCAGCCCCAAACTCCTTCCACGCCTGCGTGGCGATCCGCACCTGACGAGGCGTCGGATACAAGCGGCGGTACTCCCCCTTCGCGTCCCCGCGCTTGCGCGTCGTCGAGTGCGACACGTCGTAGCGGGGCTTCTCCGCACTGATCGCGGCAATCTCAGCGGCTTCGGCTGCCGACCGGTCGGGGAACCACTCGATGGCCCGTTCGGTGACGAGGTGCGCCCACGTCTTCTCGCGCTTGTGGACGTTCCAGCGGGTGTTGGGGTTCGTGGCGATGCCGACGTACAGGAGTGCCCCTTGGGCGTCCCTGAGGCGGTACAGCGCGGTCTGGGTCATGTCAGTCCTTGGTCTTGTCGTCGCGGATTTGAGCGACGTACTCGCGTGACCATCGTGCGCGCCGGGAGACCTCAGCGAGGACGCCTCGCGTTGCCGTGCCTCCTCGGTTCTCGGGGAAGGCGTCGCGGATCTCGGCGTAGAGGTCTTCGCGAACCCTGTCGAGTTGGTCGCGGAGCTTGCCGATGCGCTCGTACCGCTGTTCCTGTTCGGGATCTGATGTGCTCATGGGTCAAGGATTGCACACTCTGTTCTCCAACAGAATACACCAACTTTGTTTGCCAACATAGTTGACTATGCCAACAGTGTTGGCCTACAGTGAAGGCGTAAGGAAGGCAGCTACACCCAGACAGCAAGAGCGGACAAAGGAGACCCCGTGGAGTACACCCCCGAGCAGATCGCACAGCTCATCGCCGACCGCGACCGCTACAAGGCCGCATGGACCAACGCCCGCACCCGCGCCGCCGAATACAAGCGCCTCAACGGCGTCCACCACTACCTCATGGAGTCCTACGGACGGCAGGGCCAGCAGCACAAGGCCGACCTGCGCGCAGTGCGCCGAGAAGCCCACCTCATGGCGTCCGGCGGAACCAGCGCCGACTACGTGCGCGGCGTGGTCGCTGCCCGTGAGGCCCTCATCGAGGCCGCTGACGCCTCCGACGTCCACACCGATGAGCGGATGCTCCGCGCGAGCCTGGAGCTCACCCGCGCCGCCATCGAGCCCACCGACAACGCCTGACCGCCTGACCACGAAGGAGACCCGATGACTGCCCAGTACCTCTACCGCTCCCGCGTCGAATACACGCGCGACGGCAAGCCCGCCGCTCGCTTCATCGACGTCATCGCCGCGACCCCGAAGGACGCCCGCGAGCAGATCGAACGCATCCAGCCCGGTGGCACGGTGCGCAACCTGCGCAGGGACGGGTTCGTGGCCGCCACCATCCCCACCCGCTGACCGCACACGTAGGGCCGTCCCGCTCGACCCGGGACGGCCCGCCAACACCATACCGAGGAGACACCGTGGCCCGCCCCGACACCATCCATGAGGCCGCCCAGATGGCCTACGACGCGATCATGCGCCGCACCGAAGGAGACCACGAACTCGCCGACATCATCCGCAGGGGCGTCGAAGACGCCCACCGCACCGGGTGGAACCGGGCCCTGGAAGGCGCAGCGCAGAAGATCGAGGCCGTGGACTACGCCGAGTGGGCGCTTGCTGGCGTGCGCGCTGGCGTCGATGCCGCGCAGCTCGTCCGTGACCACAAGCTCACCGAGGAGTCGTGATGGACCTGCGAGAGAAGATCGCGGAGGTGCTGTACGAGGCGCCCGCATCAGACGGTGCGCTCGCGAAGATCGCCTGTGACGTCGCCTTGCGGCGCGCTCAGCGCCGCGCCGACGCCGTGATGGGGGTCGTGGAAGAGGAGATCAGGCGCCAACACCAAGACGCGAAGTGCGTCCCCTACGGCGCATACCAGCGCGTGTGTGGACTCCTCACCAGAGCGGAAGCTGAGACGGGGGCAGCCAACGCCCGCGTCCGGGAGCTGGAGGACGAGAACCAGCGGATGCGGGACGGCCTGGCCCAGGCAGTCAAGATGCGCGATGTGAACAACCGACTGCTCCAGTGCGCCGCCGACCGCGCTAACCGCGCAGAAGCTCAGGCCCGCGCAGCCCGAGGGACAGTCGCCGACCTGGAGCAGCAGCGGGACAGCATTGCGGCGCGGATCGTGGAGGAGGAACGCGGCGTGCAGGAGCAGATCACCAAGGAGCCGCTCAACTCTTGGCTGGCCGGTGTGCTCTTCGGCCTCCAGCGCGGCCGCGACATCGTGACGTCCCCCGCCCGTGAGACCGCTGAGGAGGAGAAGTGAGCGATCCGCCCGTCCGGATCACACGCCGCCCCGACCGCAGCTACCCCGCCCGGTGGGAGTGCACCATGCCCGGATGCAACGCGGCCTCCGTGTCCACATCCCGGAAGGCCGCTGCGGCGGCGCACTCCCTGCACATGGACCGCGAGCACGCCGAGGAGGAAGCGTGAAAGACAGCACCGAGATCACCCGCATCGCTGCGGACCTCGCCCGACTCCGAGACATCCGCGACAACGACCCCGAGGGCCTGCTCCGCCGCGCGGCCGAAGCTGCCCGCAGCCACGACGACGCCCTGGTGCAGGCGTTCGCCCCGGTCTTCGAGCAGTGGGCGCTCGTCGCGCGCTTCGGGAACCAGATCCTTCGCATCGGTGGCCCCGAGACCATCGCGGTCGCCCGCAAGCTACTCGGAGAGGAGGCGTAACCCCTACCCCTTCACCGGCAAACCCCCGGAAGGTACAGTGACCCTGGGAACGCTGCCGTTCAGGCCGCAGCAACAGAAGGCCCCCACCAACACGGTGGGGGCCTTCTTGTTGGGTCCTACCGGCGAGCCACAGCCAGGAACGCGCTCCACTCGACGGAGCTCGCGATCTCGATGTGGCCCAACTCCCGATTCTGAGTGTCACGCACAGCAGCACCCTGCGGCAGGTCAGCAACCTCCACACAGTTCTGGCCCGTGCCACTGCTGTAGCTGGACTTACGGAAGATGAGGTGGGAACGCTCAGGCATGACAGCCTCTTCTACTGCTAGACGGTGCGCAGCTTACCCTCCAAGAATGCCACCGTCTCCGCCTTGGACAGAGCCACATCCTGCACCGATTTGAACAGAACCTCGTGCATGGCCACCTCGTCCGGCTCCTCCAAGAACTGGCCCCCGCTCGACTGCTCCATGTACACCACCGGCGGGTCATGCTTGAACCGCATGATCGTCGACCCACCCGACAGTGCAGGGTGCGGGCCCACCGAGTCCGGGATGATCCGCACCTGCACACCCTTGCGAGGCGCCAACAGGGCGCGCACCTGGTCTTCGAGAGCGTCAGCGGGGATCTTACGGATTGCGGTCTCGTCGATGAGCGCGGTCAGCTTCGGGGCGTCCGGGCGCTCTAGGACGGAGCGGCGCATCATCCGCGCCTCGACCCGTCGTTCGATCTCCGCGGGGTCCTTCACGCCTGATCCGGCGATGAGGGCGTGCGCGTACCCGCTGGTCTGAAGTAGGCCGGGGATGAATCCGACCTCGATGGCCAGCAGCTCGGAGGCTTCGTTCTCCAAGTCGATGTAGGCGCCCGTGCCGAGCTCTTCCTTGTAGCCGACCCACCAGCCGGTCTGTGAGGCTTCCCGGGCGAGTTTGACGTAGGCGTCGCGCTCGGGGGGGTTGGTGACGCCGTACACGTCCAGGAGCGCGAGCAGGTCTACTTCGCGGATCTTCTGGACCTGTCGGTTCTCGATCCTGGTGACCTTCGCCGCTGACCACGGGCGCTCCGGTGCGCGGAGCTTGGCCTCTTTCGCGACGGCGTCCACGGTCATGCCGCGCTGTGCTCGCAGGGTGAGGAGCTGCCGTGCGAGGCGTCGTCTGCGCAGTGTGGGGCTGACGGCCAGGGCGGCGCTCCTCGATCCGGACTTGCGGCGGTTACGCGGCAAGGTAGCGCGTCCGGGCGGATTCTCTGACATTCGTCGCACCGTTCACTCGGTGGTGGGGGGTTCGGTACCGATCGTGTCATACATCCTAAAGTGAATATTGCATTTTTGGGAGACCTGAGGCAGCATGGCATCACCTGAACGGCTTGCCGGGCTTCCCACCCGGCACCCATGTGGAGGTGCGCGTATGCGCTACCCGATCCCTGAGCAGCGGCCTGATCCGCTCGCCCGAGCGATAGCTGAGGACACCCTCGACGGCACCCAGCGGGCCGCGCTCGCGACCCTCGTGCAGCACCTGGCCACGGAGATGGCGGGCGCGCAGGTGGTCCGACCCGGGACCCTTCTGGAGCGGGCCATGGAGGAGTCGGGCCGGTGGGAGAGTCTGCGTCGCGAGTGGGACCGTCGCCGCGCCGACCTGTACCCGGTGACTGCGTGAGCGCCCCCGAGCAGGCTGAGGACGCGCCGCTCACCCCGGAGGAGCTGGCCCGCTACGAGCGCCAAGGCGAGTACATCGCGTGGGAGCGTGAGCGTCAGCGCCGCCGCGAGCAGGCTGAGGCCAGCCAGTAGACCCCCGCCCCGCAGACACATCCATGTGGTCGACACCTGTGGGGCGGGCCCGGAGGAGGGGCCGGGACGGGGCTGCCAGCTGAGGGGGTGGCAGCCCCACACACGTCCGCGCACCCCCCCGCCAGTGATGGCATAGCGCGCGGGTAGGCGGGGCTCCGGCTGGGGAAGACCGGACCCCGGGCCCCCGTTCACCGCGAGGTGGGCGGGGGTTTTCGCATGCCAGGGGCCCAATCCGAGCCAATCAAACCCAGGGGTTGCATTTAATCAACCCCATGGGTTATATTAAGGGTGTCAGCGGGACAGCACACCAGGAGGCGGACATGATCGGCTACCACGGCAGCGAGAACACCATCACCACCATCCACACCGGCACTGGGATGGGGCTCTACCTCGCCACCGAGCAGGCCGACGCCGCCGCCTACGGCCCCATCGTTCACACCATCGAACTCGCCGATGACGCGAACATCGCCGACTGGTCCGACATCGACGACGCCGTCGAGGCTGTCCGCGAGGAAGCGCGCTTCGACCCCGCTGACTACACCCACTACGGGCTCCTGGAGATCACCGAGGTTCGCGACCACCTCGCCGCGCACGGGTTCGACGGTGCCGAGGTGTCCGATGTCAACCCCGACGGTGACGACCACGACGCCATCCTCGTGTGGAACACCCAGCACCTGACCATCAAGGAGATCGCGTGACCCCGAACGCCAGCGACTACCTCCATCTCGACCCGAGCATCAACCAACTGTCCCCCGCCGAACGGTTCGCGCTCCTAGGCGCATTGTCCCAACTCGCCGGGCCGTGGCTGCGCGGACAACGTGCCCGACTAGTCGACGAACTCCGCGAGGAACTCGGCGGCGACACCGAGGTCGCCGAACACCTCGGCGTGTCCCGCACTGCTCTGGCCAACCTCGGAGACGGACCCGTCGGTCCCGGAGGCATCCGGCCGCGCCTCCTCAAGCAAGTCGCCGACCTGATCAGCATGTACGGGCAGGACGCAGCGGCGGCTAGCCCGCAGATGCGGCAGGTCCACCAAGTCCTCGCTAAGCGAGGGGTGCGGTCTGAAGCTGAACTCCGGGGCGTGGCGACCCGGCTGATGGTCGCCGGTCGAAACATCGACATCGCGTCGATGTCCGTGGAGGAGCGGGACCTGTGGCGGCGAGGCATCGCGCACGCAGCCAGTACCCAGGTGGGGAGTTGAACCAAGTCATGACCCAAACTAAAGAACGAACAGCTGTGTACCGGCTCTACAACAAGTCCGGACAGCTTCTCTACGTCGGTGTCTCGTCCAACCCAGACGTCAGATTCCAGGGCCACGCCAGGAAGCCCTGGTGGCCGGAGGTGGCGAAGCGTCGTATTGAGTGGTTCGAAGATCGCGGCCGGGCGCTCCGAGAAGAGAGCGCCGCCATCCTCCGCGAGAACCCCAAGTTCAACATCGCTGGCAAGAGCCCCGTCCCCCGAAAGCCACGGGGTCAGGCCCAACTGAGGAAGGGGCTGGCTGGAAAGGCCCTCAAGCACCAGGTTGTCACAGTGGGCCAACTGATCCGGGATGCTGTCATCACGGACATGACGAGGTTCGGGCACTCCTCTGAAGAAGCCTGGAAATTCGCAGATCAGTGCCGGACCGCGTACAAGGTCGCCTCGGGCATCAAGTTCAACGCGCTCGAAACGCAGATGCCGGGGGCCATCGGCGACGTGGAGAACATCCCCCTCTCGCTGGTTCCGGGCGCCCGTGAACTTCTGGAGCATGTGTGGTCCCTGAGTTCAGGTGGCACCCCAGTTAACTCAAAGCGCGACGAGGCTTCCGAGGAGGGGTCATGGGTGAACACATGGCCGGGGTGACCAACACCCGCGTCTGCGAGTCCCCCGACTGCACCCGCATCACTCCGAAGTCCCACATCAAGTGGTGCAGAGGGCACCTCGGGCGCCTCTACAAGCTGAAGCACCTCGACTTGGGTGTGCCTTTCCGGACCTGGCCGAACAAACCCAACCCCCCGACCAACTGCGTCACCGCCGAATGCCCCGAACAGGCGCAGCTGGAGTCGCTGTACTGCGCTGAGCACGACGTCGCCCCCCGGCCCACCACCTGCGCGATCGAGGGGTGCGAGGAGGACATCTGGTACTCCGGCCTATGCCGCAGCGACTACCAACGCTGGAAGAACCGGGGCCACAACCGCTCCCGATACCGCACCCGCGAAGGCCGCTGTGGTGGGCGGTGTGCGGTGTGCCGGTGGGACCACGCCCGCGAAACCCGCGAGCACCGCCACGCCGCCCTGGAGCAGGGGCCGCTCAACGAGCAGGCGCGCCGGGAGATTGTGGCGCGCGTGTGGGACGGCGAGCCCCTGGAGAAGATCGCGGAGGAGGCCAGTCTGTCCGTGCAGCAGCTCTGGTCGACCGGGTCGGCGTGGCCCGAGTTCGTGTACGCCATCGACGCTGGACTGATGGCGCACCGCGATCCGGACATCTCGCACGGCACGGCCTACGCCTACCGGGTCCACGGGTGTCGGTGCCCGCAGTGCCGGGCCGCGAAGATGCAGAACCGGTGAAGTAACCCCGCCACCACTCGGGTGGCGGGGGTTTTCATGTACACGCCCCGGACCCGCGTGGCATCCTGGGCCATGGAAGGAGCAGCATGGAGGAGAAGCCGAAGCCGCCGAAGGGCTGGTCGAAAGCATCCAAGCGGCGGGCAGCAGCGAAAGCCGTCGCCCGCGGACGCCGCATCCCCGGCACCCGCGACGACGGAGAGCGTGATCCGCAGGCGCGCTGCTTAACCTGTGGGCTACGCCGATGCGACTGTAGATGAACTGCTCCCCGCGAACGCGGGGATGCCCCTCCCCTGGGCCAGAAGCGAACGTGCTCCTCGCCACTGCGGGGGTGACCCGGCCTACCTCGATCGGGCACTGTCGTGATGCTCCCCGCCACTGCGGGGATTAGGGCACGAACCCTTCCCAGTGCCACACGTCCACCGGCTCCCCCTGCCGGGCGTAGTACGCCACCCTGGACACCCCTGGAGGGCACGCGCGGCCGTCCTCGGGCACGAAGTCGAAACCGGGCTCCTCGCCCGCCAACGCCTCCGTGGGGACCGGCAGAGTGCCCCCATCGCAGGGGCCGCCGACCAACCGCACCGTCGTCATGTCATCGCTCATGGGAAGAGCATCCCAGCCGGAGGAGACACGCGAAGGCATCTCGCGGAAGCCCTCGGAATCGACCTCGACGAGGAACCCGAGGCGTGACCGCATCCGGCCATCACCCACAGACCGTCGTCGTGCGTCTCTACTCTCGGAGCACACATCCCTGATCGGAGCCCCCATGAAGCGCGTCCTGCCCCCCGCCCTGCTCGCCCTCATCCTCGCCGCCACCGCCTGCACCGGGCAGGAGGAGCCTGCTGCCCCGGCTGATGATCAGGCTGCGGAGCGCGAGTCCGACATGGAGGCCATGGAGGAGTACGAGGAGGAGATGGGCGACGTCCCCACCGTGGAGACCGTCGACCTCGGGGCCACCCACGACTTCGGGGATGGCGTCACCATCGCCATGGTCGATCTGCGCCGCGAGATCGAGCAGGACGGGTTCAACAGCACCACGGGCGAGGAGGGCGCACTGCCCTACGTCACGTGGTCATGGGAACTCACCAACGGCAGTGGGGCGGACATCCAGCTCGGTGGGGAAACCTCTTCCTGCCACGTCGGCGACCCCCTCACCGAAACGGAACAGCCCGTCCTCGGCACCAGCATCAACCCCCCGGACATGCTGGCGGACGGGCAGTCGGCGACGTGGGAGGCGGACTGCTGGATGGCGGAAGACCAGACCGCGCTCCAGTACACGCTGGAGCTGTACGACGCCTCGGACATGCCCGTGTACTCGGTGATCTTCGCTGGGGACGTCCCGCAGTAGGCATGACGAAAGCGCCCCGCTCACCTTCTGGTGGGCGGGGCGCACGCGTGTGTCAGACGCTCTTGGTGTCGAGGTCGGGGCGGCTCGTGTGCGGGGTCAGGTACCCGGCCGCGAACGTCACCACCAGCGAGACGACGCCGATGACGACGGCGTCCACGAAGGACACGTCCACGTCGGGCAGGAAGCCCGCGACGATCGGGGTGAGGATGCTGGCGATGGCCGCGATGACCACCTTGGCTTCGATCTTCATGCGGTGTCTTCCTGTTCTCGGAGTTCACGCCCGTCAAGGCTGCTGTGGGTGATGACCCAGCCGACCGACCCGTCTTCGCGCTTGATCGGCTTGGTCGTGGGACCGCAGACGCAGGACGCGTCCGTGGTCGAGGAGTCGTGCTCGATGAGGTCGTCCAGGGGGACGACGTGCAGGGTGTCGGCCATGAGCTACAGCCAGGACCAGCCGGACGAGGTCACCGCTGCACCTCCAGCTCGCCGACCACACGCACCGTCGCGGGCAGGGAGCCCCCGCCGGAGCCGAGCTTCAGCGACGCGATCAGGTCTTCCGCCTGCCGCTTGGCGTGCGCCCGGTGCAACTGCTCGTAGGCGTCCGGGGTGATCTCGTCGCCGTAGCCCTTCAGGGCCTTGGACCCGACGTACTTGCGGGACAGCCGCACCGCCTCAGCGAGCTTGGGCCCGTACTCGGAGTCGATCTTGCCGACGACGTCGCCGAATCCGGCGTTCTTCGCGAGCAACTGGACCGCCTTCACCGCCGGTCCCTTGTCGCCGATCTTCAGTCCCAGCAAGGGGCTGCCCTCCTCCGTGTTCGCGGAGCCGCCAGAGGAGGCCCCGTAGGCGGGTCGTCCGACGCCGACGATGATAGAGCCGGAGCGCACACGCCGCAGGCAGGCGTCTCCGGTGTTGCCTTCGATGGTCTGGAGGCGTCCGCCTCCGAGGTTCTTCTCGACGATGCCGACGTGGTCGATGGCACCGATGCTGCGTGCGCCGTTCCAGTCGAAGAAGACGATGTCGCCGGGCTTGGCGGAGGTGGTTCCCCAGTACCAGCGGCCCTCCTGCTGGAAGCGCTGTGCGTGCCACACGGTGTAGGCGTAGTCGGTGCCGAAGCACACGGCGTTGAAGTTCCCGGTCGCGCGCGCCCACTCGGTGACGGCCATGTTGCACCACGGCGCGTTCAAGAACGCGTTGCCGTTGCGCTCGGAGTAGGCGCGGGTGATGGTGTTCGGGCGGCCACGGGTGCCGAGCCAGCGGCGGGCCTCAGCGAGCATGCTGTTAGCCGTCATGGGGCACCCCCCGGTACACGCCGTCGTCGTCAGGGGCGCCGTAGAGGTCGCGGAGCACCTGTTCCTCGTTGGGTTCGGTGGCGTAGTTGCCGGTGTCGAAGACCATGAGGGCCTGTTCGTCGGAGGCGTCGATGGGGCGCTCTCCGGCGTCCTCAGTCATGGGCCCTCCTGGGCATGAGAAAGCCCCGGGCGTACCGGGGCGTATGTGGAGAAATCGGGCTCAGCGCTTCGCGCGGTGCTTCGGGCGGCGGACTCGGCGGTGGAGGAGCCACGCCCATCCGATCGCGATGAACGCGCCCGCGAACACGGCGAGGCGTGCGAGCGCATGCCCGGGGAACTCGCCGAACCAGTTCCTCGCAGCGACGAGCGTGAGCACGGACGCCAGCGACACGAGCACGGTCATGACCAGCCGCCCGCCGGGGTTGGTCCACCAGCGCACACCCATCGCGAAATCCAGGGTGAAAAGCCACAGCAGCAGTGCGGCGAGTGTGGCCATCATGGTTCCGGCCTCATACATCGCTCTCCCCTCGGAGCGCAGCCCAGATGAGCGGCCCGAAGTGGTTCTCAGTGCGCTGGTGACGCAGGCGGGCAGCCACCTTGCGCACCTCCTCACCGAGCACGTCAGTCTGCTCAGAGCGCTTCTCTACGGCCTCACGGGCCTTTTCCATCTCCTCGTCGGACACAGGGGGAGGGTCGAAGCGGTGCTTCCAACGGCACCAGATCATGCGCCCTCCCCCGGCCCGTGAGCGGCGACCTTGCGGATCTCCTCCAAGACGTGCGCCGACGTGCGACCCACCTCCAGGAGCTCGCCGATCTGCTCGTCCTTGCGGCGCCCGTCCGAACGGGCTTCCTCCAGAAGAGCTTTGTACTCGGTGATCCGCTCGTCGCGGCTTGCGAGGAGTTTGTCGACCGTCCCAGAGGGGACGAGACGGCCGGTCCATATGAGTAGTAGCCCTGTGGCTACGAGTCCGCCTAGGCCGACGTCTAGGAGCGGTGCGAGGTCAGCCAGAGGCGGCATTCGGCCTCCTTACAGGTCGCCGCCGGTGTCGGGCGGGTCCGGCGGGTATTCCTGGCCCTGTCCGGGAGGGGTGTCGGGTGCGGGCGGCGGCAGGGACGGGCCGGGGTCGGTCGGCGGGTCGGGCATCGGCGTGATGGGGGGTGGCTCCATGGGTTCGGTCGGCTCGACCGGTTCGGTGGGCTCTGGGGTGGGTTCGGTCATGGGTTCCTCACATCAAGGGTTCGACGACGATTGAGTTCTCGAAGGACAGGACGTAAGAGGCTGTGCTGCTGCTGCCGGACGTGATCCGCCACGCTGGGGTCAGCACGTAGTCGGCGGCGCCGACGAGATTCAGGTACACGACCCGCGACCCGTGCTGCACGACGGACGCGGTGCCGATCCAGGAGCGTGCGCGCGCGGCCGGGACGCTGCTGCCACCGGACAGGGAGAAGCCCAAGTCGATCTGCGACCCGGACGTGGCGGAGTTGGACCCGGCGGCGGTGATGGTGATCCTGACTCGCCCTGACCAGCCGGTTTTGAAGCTGATCGGGGGCATCTGCCCGCTGGTGAAGGACACGAACGCGCCCATCGTGGAGAAGCTGGGGTTGGCCGCCATGTCGGATCGGAGCGGGGCGTGCCGGGTCGCGAGGATGCTGTGCGTGGCCGCGACCTCGACGACGCCATCAGCGGTGTCGATGTCGGAAGTCGTTTCCCGGTATTGCCCCTGGAAGAGGTGTCGCGCCGCACTGTGAGCCACCCGCGTGTACGTGCGGTCGGGGCGTGCTCCTTCCGCGTGCAGCATGGCTCGCAAGCCCCGCTCCGGCCCGGCCCCTGAGGTCCACACAGGTCCCTGCATGGACACTGCTGCGATGTCATTGCTGAGTCGCTGAGTGAAGATATACCCGGAGCCTTGAGCGTCATCGGGGTCTGTGGCAGGCGGCGCTGTGAGCAGGATGTTGGCGTAGTCCACCAGTGCATGGATGGCGATCTCACTGCCTGTGCCTGATGCCCACCGCCCATATACCGCTCCGGATTCCACGGACTGACCAGTCCATGGCTGGGACGCGTCGCCACCGGAGGACTGCTGGAGGATGTACACCTGTCCAGTCCGAGCGGAGAGGACGCCTACGGGCACCCCCGTTTCTACTGATTCAGCCCACACGGACAGCTCTGCATGCGTCCCGGTAGCTCTCAGCTGTGCATTGGGTCCGGCGGGGGAGGTCGCCCGCATCTGCGCGGCGCCCTCCAAGGACTCAATGAAGCCCCGAGCATTCGGCGCGGCACCGATGATCATGCGGCTACCGGTGATCAGGGAACCAGTGATGTCACCGGAGAAGATCGCGTTTCCGCTGCTGTCGATCGCGAAGATCAGCTGGTTGTCGGCGTTGTACCCGCGTAGCCCGTCCTGGTCCATTTCGACCCTGGCGGCGCCGGGGATGCCCGCGATGATCGTGGTCACCAAGGCCAGGACCGCTTCGAGCTTGGCGGCTTCGACCGCGCCCGTTTTGATGTGCACCGCGTCGACGCTGTCGGCCTGAAGGTCCACGCCGGACGTCTGGAGTGGCGTCGCCGACACCTCCGCCGACGCCACGCCCTGCACGCCGCCCGTGGTCACCGGGACGAGCACCACGTAGTGCTCCACATACGGCAGCGGCACCACCGGGAGCATGCCGCCCTCACCCGCCCGGCGGATGCTGCCGACGTAGGTCGCGGCGCTGGGCTCGAAGCCGCTGGCGGTGGACACGTGCACGGCCATGTGGTCGAAGTCCACCGGGATCGCCACATCCCCGGCCAGGGCCCCGTCCCACGTCACCCGCAGACCACCCAAGCTCGGAGTCACCGAAGGCGCGGACGGGGAGCTGACCGGGTCGCCGCCCTCAGTGGTCGTGCCCACCCGACCATCAATGATCCCGATCCGCATCCGCTGCCCCGTCTCCGGATCACGCACCTCCAGGGCGCCAGAGTCGATCGACGAATGCCCCAACTGGGGTGCGCGGCGCGAGGTCTTCAAGGTGCGGATCTCCCGACCTTGGTCCTCCACGATCTTCGTGAGCCGCCGCACCGCTGTCTGTAGCTCACGCTCAGCAGGTGTCACCCGCTGCCTCCCGAGTAGTCGAAGGAATCCGAGCGGGCGCACGTCACGTCGATACGGGACGTCTCCGTGTCCACATCCATCGCGGTCACCCGCACCCACACGTCGATGTCGCCCCACTGGCCAGACGCCTGAAGACGCACGTCATCCCCCACCGCGAAGCTGCCGATCGGCGCATTCGGATGCTCACCATCCACGGTGAAACCCGTGACGTCATACGGGGCGCTGACGCGGGACAGCTCCAGTTCCGCGGCGGCTTGAAGTACCGCTTTCGACGTCGCATCCGGGACGTCCAGAGTCACCTCCCGGTACAGGCGGCCGTCGTCCCGGCTCGCGGTCACCCGAAGCTGCTTCGCGCCCTCACCCGCCCCGTAAGCCGTGACCGCGTTGAAGTAGCCGTCGCCCGTGCTGGACTCCGTTACCGGCTCGCCGAGCAGGTTCTCGTCCGTGATCACCGGGCCGCGACGACGCGCACCCAGACGCGGATGCCCCAGCTCCAAGCGGAGCGACAGCCCGTTCTTGCCGTCCGGGCCGGTTCCGTCCCACGCGTAGCGCTCCCGGTAGTCGAAAGGCGTCTGCGTGGCGAGTTCGTTGAGGACCGCGTCGGCTTCGTGGGAGTCGTACCAAGCGAGCTGGTACAGCCAGAACAGCGTCTGGCCGGTCGCGGGTACAGGGCGCGAGTCACCCGGGCGCCACACCCGGTTGATGGGGATCTCCGGTTCGATGTCGCTGGCCTTCGGGTTCGGGTCGTCCTCCGTGGCGAGTTTCCTGGCGTTGTACCAGGACCCCAGCCGGTACGGCGTCGATGACGCGTCCACCACGATCCCCAGATCCGAGCGGGGCCGAGACTGGAGGAAGCCGAAGATGCCGCGCACCACATCGAAAGGGTCCGCGCCGTTACCGATCGTGCCCCCGGTGGTCTTTCCGCCCCACGTCAGCGTCTGCGTGATCCGCTGGCCCGCGCCAATGGACGTGAACCCCTCACACTCCAGTTGGAGACTCTCGCCGACGATCTCGTGAGAGCGCAGGATCCCCGCGCCCTGCACCACGCCGTCGAACTCGACCACCAGCAAAGTCCCGTGGTCGAGGAGTAGCGGTCGCCCGTCCGGGCCCTGCAAATGCTCGTAGGTGTGGTCGATCGTCGCCGACAGCGAATCCGCGCCCGACAGGGTGTACCCGATCGTCGGAGCCGACGCCGGAAGATCCCGATCCAGCCAGAAGAGCCCACCCGGGCCCGGGGGGAGCCTCGCCGCGTGCCACCGCCATCCGTCCATGCCTGCCTCCTACGGGGCCGCAGCGGACGTGGGAATCTCACGGAATTCGAGATCTGTGCTGAAGTTCGCCCACCCATCAGCGACGAGGAAGTGAATGCGGTCGGCGTCGCTCTTGGCGTACATGCGTAGCTGCACGGTGGTGCCGCGCATCGCCTCGGGGATGTCGACCTGCGCAGCGAGACCGATCGAGCACCTGTACCCGTTGCTGGCGCTAGTCGCGTTGAAGTTGTACTCCGTCTCGGGGGTCAAGATGTTGTTCGGTGACCCGCCGATCAGACCCACCCGGACCTGTCCGCGGGCGTCGTAGTTGCCGCCCGTGCCGTCGATCGGCGCCGGGTACCACACGTTCGACCACTGCGACAGGACCTGCACCTGAGTCGCCCAAGCGGGGATGTCCACCGACCAGTCGTTCTGCGGCCACCGCTCGAAGTCAGCCTTGTAGTCGGCCTCATCATGACGCCCGTCCTCCAGGCCGCCGCCGCGCATCACCCGCAGCTCACGCTGAGTGCGGGGGTCGATCATCTGCCGCAGGTCAGTGATCATGTCCTGCGTGATCGTGGCTGTGTTCGCGGGGATGTCCACCCGTGCGAGCGGGATCGCAGAATAGGTCGACCCGGCGGGGATGTCCGTCTCCGTGGCAGACACGCCCTGGATCACCCTCGTGTAGATCAGCTGATCCGTCAGAGCGTGCGACCACACGTTCGGACCCTCGACAGTGGGGTCCTCCACTCGGGCGACGATCAGGTCCGACCGGCCACCGCCCGACCCCGTGGGGGCGATGCTGACGCTGTCCAGGCCCACGTTGTAGCCGTAGTAGCTGCCCTGGAAGCCCTGCTCCCGGCCGAGCACCACGCACCCGCCGGAGTTCACCTTCACGGTGCCGTCAGGGATCGTAGTGGCCCGCACCTCCAGGTCGGTGGGCTCCACGATGCCCTGCCCGCCCCGTGTCGCCGACTGGAGCTGGAGTCGCGCCATCCTCGCGCCGGACTTGGCGCCCTGGACAGCCCACACGGACCCCTCTTCGGGGTCGGTCTGCCACGTCAATGGGTCCCCCCTAGGGTGTGGATCGGGCGCGCTGCCACGACACGGAGGCGCGCGCCTGCCCGGTCGGGTCGGTGCCCTGGAAGCTGATGTACGTCGTACCGACCGGCACCTTGAGGTCGGACAGCCGCGACCCGGAGAGTTGGCCGCGCAGGGACGCGCCGTCCTGGCGGAGGACCGTGCCCGCCCACGGGCGAGGGTCGATCGTCACCTGCTGGTCGTAGGCCAGAGTGGTCTGGAGGGTGACGCGCACGTCTGTGCCGAGGATCGCGATGGACGGCTGCGACACCGGGCCGGAGATCGTGATCACCGGCCACACGTCGTTGGGGCCGGGGTTGACGAGGGCGTCCTGCCGCTCCCCCGGCGCCTCCCCCCATGTGATCGGCCACGTCACCGGCCATGTGACCCCGCCCCCGCCGGAGGTGATCAGGTCGAGGACCAGCGGCCCCTCCGTGGTGGCGGCGTAGAAGGACGCGTCGACCGCGCGGAAGTCCGCGCCGAACTCCACGACGCCGGCGCGGATCAACTGTGTGGCGACGGGCTCCAGTGCGCGAGGCCGCCCGTAGGCGACGACCTCCTCACCGCCGTACACGCGCGCTCGTAGCTCCGTGACCGCCCGCGGGCGCGACCGAAGCGCCGGGTCGCCCCACGCGGCAGCGAGCTGCTGCCACGCCGTCAGGCACTCCGCGGAGGTGTACGCGCCTGAGGTGTTGAGTTCCCAGGTGTGCACGGGGCCTGCGTGCCGGTCGATGCCGAACACGGTCCCGTCCCCGTAGGGGCGCGACGTGTCGTTGTCTTCGGCGTCGGGGGCGCCCGGCAGGAAGTCGCTGACCTCTACCGGGCACCCCCGCCCGAAGGTGACGCCGTTGATGCTGAACTGGCCTTCTTCGAGCACCGTCACCTCCGGTACTTTCCGGCGCGGTCAGCGCGACGCACACCCTTAGCCACACCGTCCACGAGCTGCCCCACTGTCGCCGGAGGCGGCGTCACGTTCACGACCGTCGTGCGGCCCTCGGACCGGTAGCCACGCGAGACCGTGTCGGCATCCCGCAGCATCCGATCCACCCGACCCACACCCCGATAGGAGGGGACGGTCCCGGCCGCGTACCCGTCATCCGCGGACAGCCCAAGCACCCCCGCGAGGACCTTGCTGGTCTCGTGCGGGTACACCTGCTCTCCGCCACGGAAATCGACGAGCTCCGGGCCCTGCTCCCCCACCCATGCGAGACCTCGCCGCGCACCCGTGGTGCCGGACGCGTACCCGCGCATGAACGAGACCTTCTCGTCCTGCGAGCCGATCTTCTTCAGCATCGATCGGGTGAGCATGTCCCGCCCGACCACGCCGCCGCGCGCGTACCCGCGTGACGAAGGAGCCCATGCGGGCCGGAAGATCGCGGGAGCGCCCGGGTAGGCAGTCGAATAGCGGACGTTGTTGGACTCGTTGCCGCCAATAGTGCGACGACCACCGAGGGACAGATTGACGTGCCTGCGTCCGTAGACGAGAACGTCACCGGGCATTCGGGTATTCACCCGCTGCATGCCGGATGTGTAGTAGTCGCCCGTCCACGCCGTGCGCTTGGCGCGCTTCAGAGAACCACTAGCATTAGCCTGCGCGAAAAGCCACGAAATGAACATGGCACACCACGGCTGGGCGTTCATTCCGAACCAGCGTGTAATGGCGTTGATGTTGTTGCCGCCGCTCTCCGGGTACTGTCCGACAGCGGCACGGGCGAGCGCGATCACACGCCCCGGCATGCCCTTCGCGGAACCCACATCGACTCCGCCGCCACCGCCGATCGCGTTGCCGTCCAGCCATTCCACGAGCTTGTCGCGGATCGTGCCGGTCGCCATGTACGGGATGCCCTGCAAGCCGCTAGTGCCGATGCCCGACAAAGCCCTGCGCACAGGGTTCACGACGACGTTGAGGGCGGACTCCCACGACCCCGTACCCGCGAAAGCCGACGCAGACTTCGTTGCGAGATCAAGCAGCAACTCCGGGATGTCCGGCATCGAAATACCCGACGTGTCACCCCCGAAGATGCCGCCCCGCGCGAAGGCCTGCCCGCTCAGAGCACGGGCCGCACCTGTGACGCCGCCGGTTCGGGCCGCACGGTTGATGGCGTTGACCCGATTCACACCCAGGGCACGAGTGACCTCAGGGCGGAAGATCGTCTCCCCGCCTGACAGATCTAGGCGGCCGCCTGTCGGAGACACGAAGTGGTGCACGTCTCGGCCCGGCGTGTACCCGGGCAGCACACCACCCGACTTGAACCCACGCGGCAAATCCACCTTCGGCAATTCATCCGCGCCGACAATGCCCGCGACCTTGTTCCACATCGGGCGGACACCCTTGTTGTACACGGTGTCGACCAGGAACTTCACCGGAGCCTTCGCCGCGGCCTTGATTCCCTCCCACGCGGTCTTGATCACCCGCCGAGCAGTCTGGAAAGCCTCACCCAGCTTGCCCGTGCCATCGCGCATCGGCGCGAACACCTTGTCGCGCAAGAACGCCCACACCGTCTGAACGGAAATCTTGATTCCCGACCACACCGGCTTAATGACGTTCTTCCACAACCACATGAAGATCGGACCCAGGGTGCGCTGGATGACCCAATTGATCGCCGCAAAGACGATCTTGATCATCCCCCACGCGATCTGCACCGCGAGGGAGATGCCCTTCCACGCGGGCTGGAGGACCTTCTTCCACAGCCATATCGCCGCCGGGGCGATGTAGGTCCGGAAGTTGTTCACGATCGCCGTGAAAGCGGGCTTCAGGAGGGTGTTCCACACCCACATGACGACCGCGCCGATCGCCCGGAAGGCGGGGTCGATGACGTTGCGCCACAGCCACAGCACGACCGGCACGACGACGTTCGCGACGTAGGCGACGTACAGCTGGAAAAGCGGCACGAGCACCTTCGTGAACACCCACGACACGACCTTGCCGATCGCTGAGAAAGCGGGCCCGAAGACGTTCTGCCACATCTCCAGGACAGCAGGCATGATCTGGTCACGGATGGTCGTGACGATCTGCTCGAAGCCCTGCTTCAGGCCTCCGTCCCACATGTCCTGGAAGACCTGCTTGACGCCCGCGAAAGCGGAGTCGACGACCTCACGGAAGCCTTCGAAGGAGTTGTATGCCCACACGACGACACCAGCGAGCGCCGCGAGCAGAAGCAGGACCACCCCGATGGGGTTCGCGGCCATCGCTGCGTTCAAGGCGAGTTGGGCGATCTGCCACGCCTTCACCCCGGCGACGACCAGGCCGATGGACAGCGCCAGCCCGGCGAGGACCTCCGGTGGGAGCTGCTGGATGACCCACAGGAGGCCCCCGAAAGCGCCGAGGGCGAGCGGACCGAGCAGAGCCAGGCCCGAGGTCAAGTTGGTTACGGCACCCCACAGGCGACCGAGGAACTCCTCCACGATCGGACCGGTCTCACGGACGTAGTCCATGAAGGTGGTCAGCCCCTCGGAGCCATCCAGGCCCTTGCCCCACTCGGCGAACTGGGCAGTGATCCGCTCCAGATAGCCGAGAAACTCGGGGGCGTAGGGCAACCAGGCGTTCACGATCCCCGCGAAACCCGTGCCGACGTTGCCCAGAGACCGGCCCAGGGAAAGCGTGGACGGACCCACCGAGGACGCGAACCGCTCACCGAACCCCTGCCACCACTCCCCCGACAGGGCACGCTCCATATCCACCAGGAGCTGACCCACTGCGGCCGACGCCCCGTACACGACGGGCGTGAGCGAATCGAGACTGGCCTCGACCATGCGGAGCATCCCACCGAAGACCGGCAAAACCGCAGGCTCCAGGGCGCGCTGCCACTCGTCGAACGCGTCCGCCAGAGACAGCCAGTCCCGCATGAGGTCGCGGGCCGCAGGCGACAGCTCCGCCAGCGCATCCGCATACGCCACGGACGCAGCCGACCCCGCAGACGCAGCAGCGGCCGACGCCTCCTGCTGGAGCTGCATCATCCGCAGCTGCTGGCGTGCCTGCTCCACAGCGCGGGCGCCCTCACGGTCCGCGCGCGTCACATCCGCGCGAGCGCGCGCAAGGCTGCGTTCCTGGTCCTCGACGCGTCGGGTCGCCTGCGCCAGACGCTCCCGCGCCCGCACGACCACATCCGCGCCCTCGACACCCGACTTCGCGGCTTCCTTCTGCTGCCGCTGAAGATCCTTGCGGCGGGCCGTCTGCTCCTTGTGGGCCTGCTCAGCCTGCTTCACAGCAAGCTCAGCGGCCTTCACCTCGGACTCAGACACCGTCGCAGCGAGGGTCGCCCCGGTGCGCTCGTCGATGCCGTCCACGGCGTTGCGTCTGGCATCCGCCAGGCGCTCCTGCGCCTGCGTCACCGACAGGGCGGCCTGCTCCTCATCGAGCATCGCGCCCGAAATCTGAAGCTGAAGCGACTGGAGCTCACGTCGCGCCTGCGCGCGCGCCCGCGTCAGCTCTTCCTGCGCCGACGTCGCCGCCCGCTGGGCATCCGCCAGACTGCGTTCGGCGTCCTGCACGCGCAGCACCGCGTTGGCGCGCTGGATCGCCGCCTGCTCCTGGGCCTGTCCCACAGCGCGGGACGCCTGCGCCAGCTGCATCTGCTGGATGGCGGCCTGAGCAGCGGACTGCCCGGCCGACTGTGTCGCGACAGACGCAGCCTTCTGCGCCTGCTCCTGCGCCTGGAGGGCCTCGCCGATGCGCCCAATGGACGGGATCGCCACAGCAGCGAGCGCACCGAAGCCCGCGGTTGCGGCCGACAGCGGTCCCAGGAGTGAGATCAGGCCCGCGCCGAGGACAGCGCCCACAGGGATCGCGGTGACCCCAGCGGCGGCCACACCGAGCGCGAGCAGCCCAGCCGTCGCCTGATGGGCGCTCACGTGGACGTCCATGCTGACGTCGTCGTTGTCCAGGGCGTCGGCCTGGGCCTTCACCCCGGACAGCTGAGCAGACGCGGCAGCAGTGTCCGCGTCGACCGTGACGGTCTCCGTGCCGCGGATCTCGCGGACTTTGCGCAGTACCTGGTCGAGCTGAGCGGACGCGGCGGCGGTGTCCGCGCGCACATCCACATCTGCGCCGGCGGACAGCTCGTCCAGGCGCATCTGGAGAATGCGCAGTTCACCGAGGGCTTGCTCCGAGCTGACGTCCACGCCGACGGTTTTGTCGGCGAGGGTCGCGAGCTGGGAGCGCACCGACGCGATTTCACGCTGGGCGTCGCTGCTGTCAGCGTTGATTTCCGCTTTCGGGAGGGTCTTCATTGCGGCCTGCACCTGCCGCTTGAACCCCTGCGCGAACGCCCCGCCGATCTGGTCGCCGTCCTTCTGCGACTGGGGGCGCTGCTTGCGTGTCTCCTCCTTCAGGGGCTCGTAGACGCCCTTGAGGGCGTCCTTGATGCCGCGGTCGATGTCCTTGCCGATTTCCTGGCCGACCTTGTAGGCGCCCCCGAGGACTTCCTTGCGGAGCTCAGCGATGAAGCCCTTCGCGCTGGGGCTGACTGGCACGATCACGTCGCCAGCGGTGAACTCACCTGCCACGGGATCACCTCCCGTGGTGAGGTCAGGCCGCGTTCAGACGGCGGAACAGGTGCTCAGCGTTCGCCCCGGACACGGGTGCGAACTTCGTCTTCTTCTTCGCCCGAGCGCCCGGGCGCGGGGTGGGCTTGGGCTTGTCCGGCTTGCCGCCGTTGACCTTCTGGAGGACGTAGGTCAGCTCACCAAGGCGGTCGATGACCACGGCGGTGAGCATCTCCAGCGACGACCAGGGGGCGTCCGCCGGATCGGCATCCTCCTCGGCCTGCACACCGCGCGCTTCAGCGTCCAAGCGCATCGCTGTTTTCGTGACGGACTCCGGCGGCAGGTGCTCGATGGTGATGCGCACCCGCCGCCATGACGTGCCGCCCCGGTACAGGCCGAGGACGTCCACGCCCCGCTGCGCGAGGTCGTGCTCGATCTCCTCAGGCCAGCGCTCTAGGAGCGCCGCCGTCCGGTGGATTTCCCCAGGCCGTCACCGCTGGCCTTCGCGGCGGCCTTGGAGAAGTCCTTGAACTCGTCCAGGGTCGGATCGACGGCGATGAAGCGTTCGGCGTCCTCGGGGTGCATGACGCACTCCGCCCACGCCTCGAAGTCGCCCTCGTTCAGATGCCGCAGGAAGCTGATCCGCCACTGCTTCTGCGGGATCACCCGGTAGGTGTCCTCGCCCATGGCCACGAGCACGTACTCCTGGCCGTCGGCCTCAGCCTCAGCGGCCTGAGACTCCAGAGCCTCGGTGTTGGTGTCGGTCACGAAGAAGTCCCGCCTTCCTGAACGCCGAGAAGCGTGTGGTAGATCGTGTTGCCCGCAGCGTCCGGGTAGGCGCTGAAGGTGAGCTCGAAGCCGCGCATCTCCGTGGTGGCGTGGGTGACGTCGCCGCGGTCGGTGACCTCACCCTCGGGGATGTAGTAGCGGTGGATGTGCGGGCCGTCGTAGACGTCCCACAGGAACGCCCTGCGGTCGGGCTGCGGCGACGCGGTCTCCGCGAACGCCACCAGTCCGCTCTCCTGGTCGGGGGTCAGGTCCGCGGCGGGGATCCGGTACATCAGGGAGAGCACGGCCGGCCGCAGGGTCTCCCACAGCGTCGCGGAGAACGTCCGCGAGGAGCTGGTGGTGATCTTGCGGAAAGCTGTCGTGTACCCCCAGGGGATGAACTCCTCGGAGTCTTCCTCGAAGCCGACGACGAGGCCGTCGCCGTTGATCGCGCCGAGGGGCGCCCACGGGGCGACCGGGGCGTCCTCCAGGGTGGTCGGCTGCGCGGTCAGGGCCGGGGCCACCCAGCCGCCGCCGTTCGCGCCGACCAGGGTGAGGTCAGCGGACCTCTCGATCTGCACCATGGGTGTTTCCTCCATGAGAAAACCCCCAGCCAGAGCGGCTAGGGGTTGATGTACGTGCCTTCTAGGCGGGGTGGGTGACGAGGTGGTAGGTGGCCTGGTAGCGGCGCACCTGCGTGTTGTCGTAGGGCAGCCACCGGGGCGCGGGGCGGATCTCCACGCTGGTGACCACGGCCCCGTTGAAAGCGCCCTGGTGGCGCCACAGGCGGATGATGGAGTCCCGCACCCGGCCAGCGAGCCGGGCTGCCGCGAGGCGGTCAGACGCCCACGCGGTCACGTCCACGCCCGGGTAGTCGAGCCGGAAAGCGTCGTCGTCACCGAAGATCCGGGCGACCTGCACCAGCGGCACAGCGTTTTCAAGCTCGGGCGGGGTTTCGGTGGTGACCGGAACCGACGGTGACAGGTCTTGGGAGAGCCATGCGATGAGCAGCGGCTCCACGAGCACGCTCACCCCTCACCGCCTTCCGGTGGGGCCTCAGGGTCCGGGGCAGCGGGCGCGCTGTCCTTTCGCTTGCGCTTGCGTTTCGGCTTCTTCGCGGACACCTCACCGGCAGCCCGCCCCATAATCCGCTGGGCGTCCATGTGCTGACCGCCCCACTCCACGAGCGTCGCGTGCGGGGACGAATTCCGGAGTGTGGCTTCGGCGCGGTCGCCCTTCACACCACCACGAGTGGTCGACGAGATACTGAAGCTCGCCAGATACTCGCCGGTGCGACGGTGCTCCTGCGCGAGCGCCTCCGCGCGCCCCTGAAGACCCCGGGCGGCTTGCACCATCGCGGCTTCCATCTGCTTGGACGCGAGGATCTGCCCGATGCCCTTGTTGTTGGGGCGGAAGCTTGGCCTCTTCGCCACGACACCCCCCTAGCCTGTGACCCTGCGGAGCGCGACCTCAGTGCCGGACGCGTGCCCGGTCAACGGAGACCGGTAGAAACCCGGTTCGCCGTCGACCTCGTAGAGCACACCGCGCACCCGCGCCTTGTCGGTCGCGGGCACGTCCACCCCGGGCGGGATGAACACCGTCAAACCGACGATGACCTGACTGCGCGCCTGGTCCTGCTCCGAGGACGTGCGGGGCCAGATCGCGCACCCCTCCACGACGGTCTCCACGACCGTCCCAGGGGTGGGCAAACCCATCTCGTCACGGCCGCCCGGGATCTCCTCCACGAAGGTGACCGGCTCCCCGAGTCCGAAGGGCGCCCCGGTGCTCACCACGACCCCCACGGGTCCACCACAGGCGGATAGACGGGCCCGGCGTCAACCGGGGTCGGGTCCACCGTGAACGCGCCGCCACGTCCCGCCAGTCGATGCAGCGTCCGCCGCTCGTCCCGCTTCAGATAGAGGCCACCTTCAGCGCGCGTCGGGCCCGTGTAGGGTCCGATCGTTTCCGACCCGGTAAGCATCTGCGGGTTGTTGTAGCAGCGAGCAGCCACGGACAGGACCACGGCCTCCGCGCCGTCCGGCAGCGGATCGATGACCGTCCGAGCGAGATTCGCGGCCATCTCCAGCAGGAACGCCGCCCGCTCCTCATTGATCTCGGTGAGGTTGAGAAGCATGCGAAGCTGCTCGGTGGTGACCTCCATGGCGCACCTCCCTACAGGGACTCGATGGCCTCACACCACGCGACCAGGTCGTCATGCGGGTCCAGTTCGCCGGAGCGCTCGGAAGCCCTCTTGCTGGCGGCTTCGTACTCCTTGGAGTCGTCCAGTCGTTCCAGGGTCGCCACCCACGCGTCCGTGTCCGTGCGGTCCGCGAGGATCGCAGCCGACCCGAGCATCTCCACAGTCCCCGGGTTCGGATGGGAGACAACCGGGATCCCAGACGCCATCGCCTCCGCGCCCACACGCCCCCACGACTCATACGCCGACGGCATCAGCAGCACCCGCGTGCGCGCGTACACCCGATCCCGCATCTCATGACCATTGACGTGGTCAATGACCTCGACGTTGTCGGGGATCTCCTGCGGGACCACCTGCTCCCCGTAGGCGCCACGAACCCCGAGGAACCGGTGGTTCGGCATGCGCTGAGCCAGCTCCCAGAACAGGCGTCCGCCCTTGGCGTCGTTCAGGTTGACCAGAGTGATGGCGTCACCCGGGGTGGTGCGGTAGTCGTCCGCGAGCACAGACGGCGACACCCGGAGGGTGCGCGTCGGGACGGAGGAGCGGCTCTCGTAGTAGGCGTCAGCCTGCTCGATCATCCACTCGCTGTTGTAGACCACCAAAGCGGCGGTCGCCGCGTCCTGGAACGACCGGACGAAGGTGTTGTGGCCGATCACCACGAACTTCGTCCCGAACCCGCGCGCGAGCGCACCCGCGCTAGGCACGTTCTCCAGGTGGGAGACCACCGCGTCCGCGCGCCGCACCTCCCCCGCCAGATCCAGATCCGCCGCCAAAGGCACCACCCGCACACCATCCAGGGTGTACGGCTCACGCTGGGCCGTGTAGCGCGACAGCGACACCGTCACCGCGTGGCCACGCTCCACCAGCGCCCGCAGCAGGCTGTGGAGCATCCACTCCGCGCCGGCGTTGTGCGCGGGCGGGTACGCGTGCACCCGCGCGAGGATGCGCAGCGGCTTGTCGGCCTTCCCGAGGGAGCGCGGCTTCTTCGCCGCCCCCGTGGCCCCGGTCTTACGCGCCCGGGGCTTACGCGGAGCGGACTTCCGCTCGGTCACGAGCCACCGCCCGCCACGATGTACTTCACGAACGCGTCCGCGTCACCGACCACGAAACCGTAGTACGCCTCCGCGAGCAGCAGCACCAGGTTCTCCTGGAACGCGGAGTGCACGACGCCGTCCTCGTCGACGTAGGTCGCCTCGCGGCTGATCTTCACGCTGATGTCCATGCCGACGCCGTAGGCGCACTGCTGCCAGTCGCCGCCGATCGCCCGCAGACCGGTGTCGGCCAGGGTGGACTGGCGGCGGTACTTCCCGGACACGCCACGGGAGTACATGATCGGCTCACCGATCAGGGTGCCCTGCCCGGATCCGGCGTCGGTGCCCTGCGTGGTGGTGTCCACGAAGATCGGCCGACCGGTCGTGTCCGTGGACAGCAGCAGCTTGGGCTTGAGGCGGGAGTCCGCGGCGAACCCGGAGAAGTCGTAGTCGGCGTCGACGACCTGCTCCATGCCCTTGACCAGGTCGGCGTAGATGCCGCCCTGGTCCTGAGTGGTGGTGCCCAGGGTCTGGGTGTTGGAGGTCTGTGCGAGGTAGCCCGCGAAGGGGCCGGTAGCGCCCTTCATGCTCTTTCCGTGGATCGCGGCGTAGTCGAAGGCGCGCGCGAACGCGAGCGGCAGGTCCGACTGGAGCTGAGTCCACAGCCCACCCGCGTTGGTACGCGCGACCTCCATGCTGACGGGGATGAGGACGGCGACCTTCTTGCCGGTCATGGTCTTCACCCCGACGCCGCCGGACGACAGGGGCTTGCGGGCGCCCTCATCCACCCAGTCAGCGGTCGGCACGTCCAGGGGGACGGGGATGGAAGTGGTGGCGTCCATCGACAGCGGCACCCGGCGAGACAGCCGCATGACCGCGGACAGTTCGTTGGCGCGCTCGAAGATCGGCCCCGTCAGATTGCGGGGCAGCAGGTTGGCATTGACATCAGAAAGCTGAAGCGGCTCAGTGGCCATGGTGGGTTTCTCCTAGCGGTCAGCGGAGCCGCTGACCCAGAAAACCGGCGAACTCCGCCGCCGGATCGGTCTTGGATCGGGTGTTGCCGCTTGAGCCCTGGGAGCGGTCCGGCGCCGGACGGCGCGGCTCGCTCTGCTTCGCGAGATGGGGCTTGCGCTTGAGCAGGTCATCCAGATCGGCCTTGATCTGGTCGGAGTCGACGTCGCCGTCCTCACCCGCATACGAGGCCAGGTCGAGGAACGCAGCCGCGTCCGCTGGGTCCGCGAACCCGTCTGCGGCCAGGGCGCGCACCTCCGCGCGCACGGCACGGTCCAGGAGATCCCCGCGGCGCTTCTGCTCCTCTTCGAGCTGCGCAGTCAGCCGCTGCTCAGCGGTTTTCTGCGCGTCCTCCATCTCCTTGGCCTTGCGGGCGAGCGGCTCGGCCTCCTTGTACTTCGTGCGGTACGAGGCGGCCTCCTTGCGGAGCTTCTCGATCTCCTTGCGGGCCTTCTCCGGGTCCGCCCACGGGTCGGACAAGCCCTTGGGCTCCTCCTGCGTGGTCGGCTCCTGCTCTTCAGTCACCTCGGTCGGCTCCTGGCCGGTGGGCTCGTCGGGCATGGCTGAGAAACCCTCCTGGGGTTCATGGGTGGGCTCCCGCGCCGGGCGGGAGAGATCTAGGTGTCGGCGAGCGCGCGCCGGAACGCGTTCCTCAGCGCCGCGCCGCCCTCGGTGACGTCCTTCGTGGACTCCTCGTAGAGGCGCTTCCACTCCAGGACTTCAGGACGCGGAGACCACGACTGACCACGGAAAATCACGGCCGCATGGCAGTTGCAGTGGTCGTGGAACTTGAACTCGCCCTCGCCGACGAATCGCGAGTCGGCGTCCCGTCCGGCGGTGTCCGCGTCCTTGTAGACGGGACCTCGAATGGCCATGAGCTTGCAGAAGAAGCAGGCGCCCAAGGCGGCTTGCCGAACCCACCCGCGGGCTTCAGGGTCGGCCTGAACGGCCTCCACAATGGTCTCCCGGGCGGCGTCCGCGACGAGCTTCTCCGCGGCACCATCGGCTTTGACCTTCGCCGCGGCGAGGCGCTGCTCGATCGGAGGAGGATCCCGCTGCTCCGGGATCCACAGATCCTGCGTTGCCCACCGGAAAGACGCCGCCGACTTCTCCTCCGGGACCTCGATCAGGTCCGGGGTGAAGACCCCTCCGACGTCGGCGAGTTCACGCTCCGACTCGTAGTAGTCCGCAGCGAGCGTGGTCGCCGCCAGCGCGTACCGGTTCACAGTGACGGTCGCCGCAGCCTGCCACTGGGGTACCGTCCGCCCGAAATCGCCGAGCGTGATGATCTCGAAGAGACTCGCGAGCTCTCGCAGCAGCGCCATCATGAGGCCGCGCTGGGAGTCCTGGTGCTCAGCCGCTCTCGTTGCCGACCACGGCATCCGCCACCTCCTCAGAGGCCTCGGCGTTCGCCCTGGCGCCTATCTCCTGGAGGAGCTGACGGCCCTGGGAGCGGCGGCGGTCCGCGCGCACGCGGGCGCGCTGCTCCTCACGCAGCCCCACCATCTCCAGCGCCACATCGGAGTCAGCGGGGATGATGCCGGCGGTGACGAGCTTGACCGCGGCGTCCGTCTGCGCGGACACGGTCGGCGTCGCGGGGTTCACCCAGCCGATATCGATGGAGCGGGCCGCGTCGGGCATGTCCCCGTGCCGCCAGATCAGCGCCAGCCGCAGCACATCCGCCCACGGGGTACTGAAAAGGGACTGCTTGCGCTCAGCCTTCTTGATCAGCTGAGACTCGCTAGAGCGGATCGCGTCCGCGCTGGCGGGATTGTCCGTGGTGTAACCCAGGAACTGCGGCGGCACCGACAGCTGCGTGGCCATGATCCGCGCGTACTGATCCAACACCCGCGTGAACGCACTGGGGTCGCCCGCAGCGAACTGGCCGACCTCGGGAAGCTGCCCGTCCTCGTCACGCTCCAGACCCAGCACACGGCCCGTGTACGTCAACCACGCCGACAAGGGCTCGCCGTTCTGGTCCTCGAACGCGCCCTCACTGGCACCCAAAATGTACCTCTGAGGGGCCGCGAAGAACTCCCGCGACACCTCCATGCCCAGCAAGGTCCGGCACGCCGCATCGGTGATGGACATGACCGCAGGCGTGATCTCCGAGCGCCCCATCCGGTCCGCGGTGCGCTGACGGTTGCTGAACCGCACGATGGGCACCACGCCAACACCGTGGTCGTCGCGTTCGATGACCTCCCAGCCGTGGTCGGCCTCGATCAGCGAGATCGTCGAATCCGGCAGGTACAGGGTCGCCGCGCGGACGTCCCCCTCCTCCACGTACTCGCGCAGCCCCGCCGTCGTCGCACGAGCCCGCACGTCGTAGAAGACGGTCATATCCCGCGGGGACTCGACCGTGATCAGCGGCGGGCACTCCGAGGTGCCGCACCCACCCGTACCCACAGCGGCGTAAGCCCGCCCGAACACGAACGCATCCAAGTGAGCGAGCTGCGACTCGTGCCAGAGCTGGTTCGCACCCCAGATCTCCGTCAGCTCCGACGAATCCGACCCGTTCGCGTACCGGATCTGGTCGATGTCCAGCCGCGACTCCAGCGCGTCCACGCCGATCTGCGGCCACCCGATGACCGTGTGCAGGCCACGAAGCTGCGGCGGGATGCTGATGCCCAGATCATCCAAGACCTGTTCGCCGTTGTAGTAGGCGTCCAGCAGGTCCAGCTGCCACCGGTACACCTGGAGCTCACCACGCAACGCCTCGAAAACCGCCTGCTCGTCATCGGTGAGCGTCAGCAGCGGCAATTCAGGAATCGAGACGGTCATCGGAGCACCACCGCCTTCCCCTTGCGCGTCTTCGCGCCCTTACGGAACTTCGGATGGTTCATCACCAGACGCCGCCCCAGTCGGGCGCCGACAGCGCACACCGCGAGGTCAACGAGCTTCGAGGAGTCCCGGGTGACCTTCCCGAGCGTGAACCCGAACTGGTTCGGGCGCCTTTTGGCGTTGTGGGCGTGCATCCGCAACCCCGCGTGCCCATCCCACGTGAACGGCACCCCGTCCTCTTCATCGACAAGGCGAGCAACCTCCATCGCCTCCTCGGTGAACCGCTGATTCCGCTCACGGGCCCCACGGGCCGACATCCGCATGTCGAACATGACCGAATGGCCGAGCTGAGCACCCGGGGTCGCCCACAGGAACAGGCGCTTGTGCCAGTCCCGGTGCAGGCCGTCGATCATCTCTTTCCAGTACAGCGACTCGTCCTCGTCGTCCCGGGCTGGCGACGGGTCGATGCCGAACCACATCACCTTGTAGCGCTCCAACGCAGCGCGGGCGGTCGCTTCCACCTCATGGCGAGGCGCCAACCACCCCTTGCCGCGCTCCCCATGGGGGCGCTGCCACATGCCCAGCGTGAAGATGTGGCCGTCGCTGATGCGGCAGCCGACGAGCCCGGTGGCGTCCGTGGATTTGGAGCAGTCCAGGAACAGGGTGATGCGCTCACGGTCGTCAACAACGATCTCCGGGCGCGCCAGAGCATCGAACCGCCGCGGATCCACCCACGCGTCCTCAGCCGCCGCCAGCCCGTTCAGGTAGAAGCGGATCGAGTCCGCCACCGAGGTGCGCAGGTCCTGCACCTCAGCGATCAGGCGCTCCACATCGATCCACGGCGCGTCCATGTAGGCCTGCCGGATACCACGCTCCAGCGACTCCACGTCATACAAGTCCGTCGACGGGTCCGCCTCCACGCTGTCGTAGAGGATGTCCGTCAGCGCGGTCTTCCCGGCCGCCTGGGCCTGCCACGCCTCATAGGAGTTCTCCGCGACACTGTCCATGCCCTGCTGGTGGGCGTTGGTGAGCTCCAACAGCCGGGCACCGATGTACGTGGGCGACTTGCCGACGTTACGGCGGGCCACAGCGGCGAGCGCGTGCCCGCCGGATGCCTCCGTCATGTGGTGGGATTCGTTCAGGAACACCGCTGTGGGCGGGTCGCCCTCGGAGGACCGCTCCGAGTTGACCAGAAGCTCGATCAGCGACCCCGACGACGTCTGGGTCTGGAGCTTGCCTGGGGTGATCCCGTACTTCAGGCGCATCTTCTTGCTGATCATCGCGTTCGCGACCCGCAGCATGTCCTTCGCCTGCGACTCGCTGTTCGCTGCGATCTGTACCAGTGACATCTTCCGAGGGCGCGAGGTTGGTCGCCCCCGCTCGTCCCACCCGACGAATTCGACCGGACCCACGAACTCCGCCAGCGCCATGCTGCCGCCGAACGGGTCCTTGCCGACGCCCTTCGCGCCGCGCTTCACACCCGACCGATACAGCCAACGGCCGTCCTCACGGACCGCGTACCACAGGTGCAGGAACCGCTTCTGCCCCGGCGTGTAGCGCCACGGGGCCCCGGTCAGTGGATGCACCAGCGTGGACTCAGCCCACCGAATGATCGCCGGACCAAGAGAGGGCGGCAGCAGCTCCAGGCGGGACGGGTGCCCCCACGGGAGGGTGCAGTCGCCGGGCCACGGCAGCGTCAGCCACGCACCCGTAGCAGGATCCAGGTAGTAGCCAGGCGGCAGCTCCAGCTCATCCGTAGAGGGCGCGGTAGTCATCCATCACCGCCACCTCAGCCGGGCCGTCCTCCGCCTCCTCCAGGCCGCGAGTCAGCTCGATACGAAGCCGCCTGCGGTCCCCGTCCGTGACGGCGAGGCGAGCCAGGATGCTGTCGATCGCCGCACGCATCTGGCTGGAGCGACGGCCGGACTCCTTGTACCGGGTAATCTCCTCCATCGCGTCGAACGCAGCCACCCAATCCGACGGCTCCCAAAACCGCACCTGCCCGGACTCAGCGAAGCTGTCCCAGTACATGCGCGCGATCGGATGCCAATCAGGATCAGGGTCAGGAGCCTGAACGACCGCGGCCGCCGGGGCCTTCGTCGTCGCCAGCTCCGCCTTCGTGCGGTGCCCCATCTTCTGCTCGGGGCGCTTACCAATGGGTCCACGAGAGCCCATGACACGACCTCCAGGGTCATCAGCGCCACCAGGGCGCCGTCAAAAGGGCGATGGCCTCACGGCCTCGAAACCTGGGAACACTTTGAGGCGCTATACGCACCGGAGAGCCGCCCCCCCGGGGAGGGGGGATGGTAGCCAGGGGGCTAGTCGTCCTCGTCGAAGCGCGAGGTGGCGCTGATGATTTCGCGCGCTGCTGCGATGAGTCCGAGCTGTTCGACCCAGCTCATGCCGTCGCTGTCGCTGATGGCTATGGCAACGGTGCCGTCCGGCTTGATGATCTTGCTGATGAGGACTGCTGAGGCGATGAGGTCGCCGTCTTCGAGTTCGACGTCGATGCCGAGGTGGTCGAGGCTCGTGCCCATGATCACCGCCTTCGTCTGCCTGGGTTGGCTCGACTGCCTGTGTAGACGCCGGTTGCTCTCTTGTGGAGGTTCTGGCAGTAGCCCTTGGCTCGGGGGCCCATGTACTTACGGAGTTGCCTGACGCACCTGGACCAGTCTCCGGGTGTGTCCCAGCGGATCTTTGCTGCTCCTGGGCCGGTGGTCCAGTAGCGGCGTAGGGATTCGGCGTTGCCTCGGTTGCTTCGTGCTCTGCGTGCCATGTCTTCCTCCCTAGGGGGATTGGACGGCGATGCCGCTGACTCCTGTCATGAGGACGAATTCGATGCCGGGGAACGCGGCTTTGAGGTCGCGCATGATGGCAGTGGTGTGGTCGGGTTCGGGTTCGTCGGTGAGGGTGACGAGGACGCGGTCGCCGGGACGGAGCACGACCATGGCGGGGGTCATGGTCACCTCGGAGCGTCTTCGACGATGGCGGGGCTGCGGTTCTCGTAGGGCTTTGCCATCTCGTCGGCTTGTAGTCGCTGGAGCGCTTCGATCATCTGCGTCACGTGCGACCGGCTGGGGTCGAGCGTGTAGGAACACACCACGCTGGGTTCACCGAAGCCTTCGACTTCGCTGAGGACGTGGGAGGTGATGTCTTTGCCCCGCTTGAGTTTGCTGCTCATTTCAGTCCTGGGTGTCGAGGGGTGGGCCTGTACCTGAGCCGCTGTCTCGCTGCGTGCGCTTGTCCGCCTTCGCGTGCGCTCTTGCGTGCGTGGCACGGCCACTTGTGGATGGGCCGCAAGTTCTCCAACGAGTGGTCATCGCCCGGAGTGACGTGGTCGGCTTCGTTGGCGCCGTCTTTGCCGCACACGTGGCAGATGGTGCCGTAGGTCTTGAACACCAGGGGGCGGATCTCCGTCCGCCAGTTCGGGGGGAGGCGTTCGGAGCGGGTGGACCCTTCCCATGCCATGCCCGCCTCCTTGGGGGTGTGTCATCCCGGCCGCTCGACGCCACCCCCAGTGCGGAGCGGCCGGGACGTTCAGGTGGCGCGGTTCGCTCGCGGGTGCTTGGGCCAGTCCTGCCCGTCAGCACACGGCCAGCAGAACAGTTGACCCTTGTGGTTCTCGTAGCTCACACGCCCAGATCCGCAGACGATACAGCGGTCGGCGTGGCCGTAGTCCAAGGCTGCGGGGGCGTAGTCCGTTGGTCCATCAGAGACCAGTCGGGCGATGCTCTCCCAGACGTCGCGCTGCTTCGCGGAGCCGAGGTCGGACACCGCTAGCGATGAGCGGACGGATGCCAGCAAGGCTCGGAGCTCACCCCCGGTGAGGGTGAGCGTGTGCTTCGACTCGGAGTTGAGCTGCATCAGAGTGCGCTCCGGACCGCGCAGTCCTTCGCTTCGAGGAGCTTGCGGAGCGCGGTCGTGGTCTCGTCACCCGGGGGGAGCGCGTGGTGGATCCAGTGCGCCAGGTCGGCGAAGCGAGCGCTGACGTCCTGGAGGTGCTCGGGGAGGTGGTCGTACTTGAAGTACTTGAGCATGTCGTTCGTCGGGGACGGGACGTGCTCGGGGCGATTGGCGTTGCTCATGGCGTCTCCTGAGGGCGTGAGGGCGTGTCCCGGCCGCCTCCGCCCTCACAGGGCGGCCGGGATGTGTGTGTCCAGTCGCGGGCCGTGCGCCGTAGCGTCATGGTGTGCGCCCGGCTGGACGGTCTAGCGCCCGACGCGGGGAAGGTCGCCGGGCACACTTACAGGGCCGATACGACCCCTGGTAGATGATCGGAGCCCTCTACGAGGAGGGCCCCATGGTGAAGAAGACCGAAGAGCTGAGCATCATCCGCAAGCTCGCGGAGCAGGCCGACGCAGCGTGGGATGCGGGGGACGAAGCGGAGGCGCTGTTTCGCTCTCAGCAGGCTCACACGCGCGCGCTGGTGTTGTTCATGCAGTTCCACAAGCAGTTCACGAGGGATCTGGAGGAGTCGGCCCGCTGAACGGCGAAGGCCCGGGAGCGTCTGCTCACCGGGCCCGAAGTTTTCAGGCATGCGAATAAAGCAGCCTGTGGATAACTAGGTTAGCACCCTACACACCCGTGCGCAAACCCGCGTCACGCCGCCTCCATCCGACCCGCGAGCCAGTCCCATTCCTCACGCCTCCACGCGGGACGCCCGAACAGGTAGGTGCCGCAGTCCCCGGGCGGCGGGTCGCACGCGTCGCTCGTGCACACGATCAGGGGCTCCCCCGCGACGACCTTCACAGTCAGGGTGCGCTCCCCGCCCGCTGGCGCTTCACTGGTTGCTCCGTGGCACCACGCGCACAGCCCGGGGAGGACTTGCCCGTCGGTGAGGTCTCCGAGCGCGGACGCCAGCCGGGTGCGGAGGCGGCGGACAGCGTGCTCCGCGTCGTCGAGCGCCCCGGGGTCGACATCGGCGGCGATGGGCAGCGCCTCCGCGGCGTGGGCGACGATGCGTCCGATCGCCTCGAAATCGTAAGCCGTACTGGGGGGCTCGCAGTCGGCGACGCCCGCGGTGAGGGTGAGCCGGTCGTCGAGCTCGCACAGCTGGGCGAGGAGGTCGGCGAGGGTGTCGAGCACGGACACGTCCATGGGTGCCTGCGACGCTCCGAGGATGGACAGGCCCTGCTCTGCTTTCTCGATACGGGCGAGTTCGTCGGCGCGTTCCCTCGCTGCCCGGGTCATGGGCCGCTGGGGTGCGGTGCGGCGCTTGCCGGGGAGACGCAGCTCGTACAGGTCTCGCCAGGACTCGCTGATCCAGGTGAGGTCAGCGCGGATGGTGGTGGTGCGGGCTGCCTGGTCGGCGGTGGTGGCGGCGCATGTCATGGATACTCCCCCGGTAGGCGTATGGTGCTGCCAGTGGGAGATGCGGTTTGTGCGCTTCTACGGGGGTTGTGTGGGGTCTGCCATCGGGGGATGCAGGCCCCACACTCATGTGAGGGGTGCCCACTCCGGGTCGTAGTCCGGGTGTTCGGCGTACACGGACGCGAGGCGGCGGATGACGTGGTCCCGTGCATCTCCCATTTCGCCGCCGCCGTAGTCGAGGTCTTCGATCATCAGGCGCTTCGCTTCGATGTCGCGGAGCAGCCCTTCCCCGGTGACGCTCCAGAGCTGGCCAGAGCCAGGGACGGGCCTGACGAGCAACCCGTTGGGTCGTGTCTGGATGATGCGGGTGGCGACTGCTACACCTTCGTCGAAGCGCGCGTTGAGGAACTCCACGATGTCCACGCTGCCTCCTAGCGGCTTACGATCCCGATCTTGGTGAACGCCCACTCCAGCCCGTGCTTCATGCCCTCCCAGGCGACGAGGAGCGCGTGCGCGATCTGATTGCGTCTGTTTGGGGCGATGCGCTCCTGTGCGGCCAGCCAGTCGCCCAGGGCCAGGAGCGGCAGCGCGAGGATGACGGTGATGACACCTGCGATGGCGCCTGTGGCGAGAGCCCTGATGAGGTGTTCGACCATGCTCACGTGCTGCCTCCTTGTTTTGGGGATGGTATCCCCGTCTGGCCTGCTGTCATGACACACGGTGGCCCCGGTCGGCTACCCCGGGGCCTGCGGTCACTCGGTGTGCTGTCGGGTCCATGCTTCGAACACGGCCTCCGCGACCCGTGCGAGCACCCGTGCGTCGTCGCGTAGGTGACAGACGTCCCCGGTCATGGAGTGCCCGACCTCGGGCTGCCACATCTCCGTGAGCTTGCCCGCCAGCGCGGCGGTGAGCCGATCGTGGAGGGTCTCAGTCATCGTCGGCCTCCTGGTTGTGGGGCTCGCTGTAGGGGCTGTATCCGCACCTGTCGCACAGAGACCATTCCCCGATGCAGTACGGGCCAGCTGATGCAAGCGCGTAGATGGGGGTGTTCGCGACGGAGTTCACCTTGCAGGTGGGGCACCACGTTTGTCGGGGCTCTCCGAAGTGGACTGGTGGCATTTCGTTGGTGTGGCTCACGTGGTCCTCCTGGGGTGTGGGTGCCCGCCGCGTGACGGGCACCCGGGGTTGGCCGTCGGCTAGAAAGGCGGGGCATCGTCGGCGAATCCGGGCCTGCCGCCCTGCCCCCACTGGTCGGCCTGCTGCTGCCCACCGGAGAACCCGCCGCCCTGCTGCCCGTAGGACTGCTGCGGCTGGCCGCCGCCGAAGCCGCCGCCGGACTGCTTGGCGGCCTTGGTGACCTTCGCGGTGGCGCTGCGCAGGGCCGGGCCGACCTCGTCAACGTCCACTTCGAAGACGGTCCGCTTCTCACCCTCGCGGGTCTCATACGAGCGCTGCTTCAACCGGCCCTGCACGATGACGCGCATGCCGCGCGTCAGGGATTCGGCGACGTTCTCCGCGTACTGGCGCCACACGGTGCAGGTGAGGAACATCGACTCGCCGTCCTTGAACTCGTTGGCCTGCCGGTCGAACACGCGCGGCGTGGACGCCACACGGAAGCTCGCGACCGCGGCGCCCGACGGCGTAAAACGCAGCTCAGGATCGTCGACGAGGTTGCCGACGAGCGTGATGGTCGTGTCTCCGGCCATGTCAGTTCTCCTTGGTTTCATTGAGCAGGGCGCGGGCCTTCGCGTACTTCGCCCGCAGGCGGACCGCCTTCTCCTCCGGAAGCAGCGCCAGACGGCGTTCGTCGGAGTTGTGGGCGTTGTCGGCGAGCTTCACCAGCCGCCCTAGCGGGTCGGCGGCAGCGCGGCGCACAGCGTCCTCGTAGGACTCGCCCGGCTGCTTGGTGACAGCTTCCACGGCGCGCACGACTTCCTCGGGGCAGCCGTAGGCGCGCAGGTCGTCGGCGGTGAGGTCGGTGTCTTCGAGGGTGTCGTGCAGGACCCCGGCCATCTGTGCGTGCTCGCCGTGGGGTGCGAGCAAGTCGCGGACCGCGAACACGTGCTCGGTGTAGGGGTGTCCCGCCTTGTCGGCCTGTCCGGCGTGGGCGCGGGCGGCGAGTTTGGTTGCGGCTTCGAGGTCCATCACGACTCCTTGGTGGACAAAGCGCGGGCGACAGCGAGCGCGGGGCCGTGAGGGCTGACCTTCACGAGACCGAGGTCGATCTTCATCTGAGTGCGAGCGGCCGTGCGCGCTTCCGCGTCCAGCCAGTCCGCGACAGGGTGCCAGCGGGGGTCCGTCTCAGCGCGTGCGATCCGTGCGGCTTCTCGTAGGAGTTCGGTGTCCGACATGTCCCCTCCAAAGGGGCTGTAATGAGCGTGGAGCGCTCAGGAATCTTGAGTCTTACTCGGGGTGCCGACAGTCCTGGAAGGGCGTCAGCGTCGATCCTGCGGGCGTATGGGAGGATGGGGACGTGCCCCGCCAGGTAAGGACTGGCGGGGCGCACCACGTTCACGCACCGCCGAGCTCGCTAGCGAACGCGACCAGCAGCGCCGCACGGTGCTCCGACGGCAGACCAGACAGCACGTGCTTCACACCAGCCCGGTCCCCCTCAGCGACCGCGGACCGCAGCGCGTCGCCGAAGCACCGCACCGACTCCGACAGGAACCGGGCCTCGCCCAGCGCCTTCACTGCCTCCTGGTCCTGCACCATGTGCCGAGCCGCTTGCCTGCGCGCCGGGTCCGCGGACTCGCCCACAGCGCCGTCCCACAGGTCCCGGTACGCCGCCGCGACCTTCGGCTTGGCCACCCGCACCCGGGACCGCTCACGCACGGCTGCGATGTGGGCGCGTTCGTCGGTGGTGGTGCCTCCTGCGATGCGCCCGTAAGCGCCCGTGGGGTCGGCCAGGGCCGCTTCCAGACAGGCGGCCTTGATCGGGCAGTGGCGGCACACCGCGAGTGCCTTACGGCGCCCCTTGACGGTGGCGGGGCGGAACATCTTGTCGTCGAGTTCGGTGCATCCGGCGCGCGGGTCGGTGATCACGCCGCCTCCTCACGGGTCACAGCGGCCCTGGACAGGACCTCGTCGTAGATGGCCACCAACGCCTTACGGCGCGGGCTGGTGTTCGGGGTGCCCTGCCACACGGCTGGGGGGATGTAGCCCGTCCACTGGTCGGGCCGGGCGAACGACAGCGGCTCCTCGCACAGGCGCTCCGCCAGGTCCGCGTGAGCGAGCACCGCCCGGCGGCGTTCGGCGTTCGTGGTCACGTCGATCTCCACACCGCGCTTGGACGCGTGGATGGCGAGCTGCTGCATCAGACGGATGTCAGCGGGAATGCCGGGCTCACCCCGACCCCGGGCGTTCACGCCGCACGCCCACGGCGCCGGTCGGAACCCTTCAGGACCACGGTCTGCGTCATCTCGATCAGCCGCGACGCCACCCGCTCACCCAGGCGCTCCCCCAGCTCCTTCGGGGGCACGTTCGATGTGAACAGCGTCGGCAAGTGGTTCTCGTACCGGTGGTTCACCAGCCGGTAGTTGACCTCTTCCACCCACTCCGAGGTCTTCGCCGCCCCCAGGTCATCCACCATGAGCAGGCGGGCGTTCGCGTAGGACTCGAACACCGACTCCGAGTCGACGCCGGGACGGGGCCGCATCTTCGCGTAGATGTCCGTGATGGACGACGCAACCGGGGAGCACGCGATCCCCAGGATCGACAGGCGGCGCAGCGCCCCGTACCCCTGGAAGGTCTTCCCGGTCCCGGTGGGGCCGATCAGCAGCAGCGAGCCTCCGGACTTCAGGTGCGGCACCCCGGTGACCCGGTTGACTCCGGACGCTTCGACCAGGCGGCCGATCCACGCGAGCACCTGCTCGTCGGTGGCGTCGGCGTGCTGGTAGTGGACGGGGATGAGGTTCGCGGTTGCGGTGATGATCCTGGCGGTGTCGCGGATTGCGGTGAAGGAGTCGCCGCCCCGGTCGTCGATGGACTCGAAGTCGGGGATGAGCGGAGTGATGTGGGGGAAGGCCGCGCGGGCGGCGCGGATGAGTTCGATGTTGCTCACGGCAGAAGCCCTTCGTCGTAGACGGACTGGTCGGTGGGGTTGCGGTACGGCTGGTAGCCGCCAGCGGCGGGGCGGAGCGGGGTGACGTTGGAGGCGTTCATGACCTCGTTGACGACACTGGGCAGCGTCGAGGGGTGGATGCCCTTGGTGGCCCACACGGCGAGTCCGCGACGGACGTCGTCGTAGGCGATGGGCTCAGCGAGCATCTGCTTGAGGAGTCGGCCGACGTGGCCGATGACTTGACCGGGGGGCCGCTTGTTGCAGTGGTCGATCCACTCGGCGATGAGGGTTCCGGCGTTCGCTTCGATCGTGGCGTCGTCGGGGCGCGCGGCTCCGCCCCGCTCCGAAGGAGCGGAACTCCCCTGTTCCCCTGTTCCCCTGTTCCCCTGTTCCCCTGTTCCAGGGTCGGAGGTCTGCGGAGCTTCCGCCGCACCCTGACGGAAGATGTCGGAAGTTCCGCTACTCCCCAGGTCAAGGGCCATTTGGGGGTTCTCGAAGGGAGATCCGGCTCCCGAGACGCCCCGCTGGGGGGTGTTCTCAGCCTCGGGAGCCACGCCAGGGTTTCCGGCGTCTTCCGCAGGGGCGTTTCCGCCTTCCGCCACAGTGGGTCGGAGAGTGTCGGAAGTTCCGCCCCTTCGCTGGTCAGCCCCAAGAAAGTCCCACTTCTCGCCCTCTTCGGGGGCGGGGTACTTCGACTTGGCGGTGCGCTCGTTGCGCTGGTGCCTCTTCCAGGACGGGATGGCGTAGTACGGGCGACCGCCGACCTTGTAGAAGGTCACGTCGTACTGGTCGCGGACCTCGGCGAGGGTGCTCTTGAACCCGGCCATGGTGGCGACCGCGTCGTCCTCGTCGTAGGGGAAAGCGAACGCCTGGAGTTCGCGGAGCTGACAGGTGCCGCGACCGGCGTCGTCGGCCCAGTTCCACATGGCGATAAACAGCAGCCGAGACCAGGGGCTGGTGGCCTCGATACCCGGAGAGGACCAGAACTCCGGCTTGATGGTGCGGATGCGCGGCATCAGACCGTGGCCCCCTTCTTGCCGTTGCAGGGGCTGCACAGGGACTGGAGGTTGTCCGGGTCCTTGAAGGGGCCACCCGCAGAGATCGGGTGGATGTGGTCGACGACGAGGTACCGGAGCTTGTCCTCCTCGTACCACTGAGGTCCACCATGCAATTGGTATCGGCGCCTACCAATGACCTTCACGAGCGCGTTCTTGCCGTCGTAGTCCGCGGGCGGCTCCCCGGGAGTCCACCCGCAGTTGCGACAGGTGTAGTTGTCGCGCTGGTAGACCTCGCGACGGATGCGAGGTGGCATCTTCGGTCGTTTCCGGGCCATGTGCGGCGCCCCCTGGTGTTCGGTCTTGGTGGTGTCGGTGTTGGCGCCCGTTCGCGGGTTGCACGCGGTCCCGGCTCGGTCCGGACGGGCTGACGGGTCAGGTTCGGTCGAAGACCGCGCGGCCGTTCTCCTGGGCGGTCTTGCACGGCCACTGGGAGACGGTGACGTCGTCCCAGCAGACGGCGCACAGCCACGCCTGCGGGGTGCCGTCGGCGTCGAACTGGGGAATGTGGAAGCGCGCGGGCAGGGCGGCGCGCTGGTCAAGGGTGAGCTCGACGAGGTCCTCGTAGCTGGGGTGGTCGGGGGCTTCGACGATGCGGGCGGTAGTGCTCACGGTGTCTCCTTGGTGTCGTTGTCTGGTCAGGGCTTGGGTGCGAGCTCGAACACGCGCGCGGTCCGGCCGTCGGGAGTGCGCACGGTGGTCGTGCCGTGGTCGCGGGCGTCAGCAGGGCAGTGGACGCAGTTCTGTCCGAGGACCTGCTCGGCGGTCATGGTGTGGGGTCCGTGGGCGACGGTTTCCAGGGCGAGTGCGAGCCGGACGTCCGTGATGGTCGCGATGCCGCCGCAGACGGGGCACTGGTACGCCCACCGGTTCCGGTCCTCGCCGAACCGTGCGCGGGCTTCCTCGTGGAACTCGTCGAGGGTGATGGTGCGGGCCTGGGTGGTGGTCACGTGTCCTCCTGGGTGTGGTTTGCTGGTGGTGGGACCGGGGCGGCTGTTACGCCCCGGTCCCGTCGTGCGTCAGGGGTCAGCGGGTGTCCATCGCGGCGCAGCGGCGGCAGTCCATGTGCGTGTCGGCGGGCATCTGCTCGCCGGTCTGGATCCACTCGTTGCAGTAGGCCCAGCCGGGGGTCTCGCCCCAGATGAGGTGGGTTTCGGCGGTCTTGTGGCTGCGGGCGGTCGTGGCGGCCATGTGCGTCTCCTAAGCGTCTTCGTGGTCGTTCTCGTGCTCATACGGGTTGCGGGTGGTGCCGGGCTGCTCCATGCGGCTCCTCGGTAGGCTGGCGGCGCGGCCCCCGGGAGATAGGCGCTTCCGGGGGCCGCACTCATGCGGTCGCGGTGTCCCTGATCGGGCGGGTTTCGGGGCAGTTCCGGCAGTACTTGCGCTCGAACCGGGGGTCTTCCAGCGACGGGTCGTACCAGTCGTGGCCGGTCTGCTCGCACTGGCGGCGGGCTGAGTCAGCGGGGCAGAGCAGGGCGCCGTCGTTGGTCCACCCCCACTCGGCGACGAGGCGAGCGATGGCCTCCTCTGCGGTGTCGAAGTGCGGGACGTACTCGTGGTCGTCGAAGGGCTCACAGCCGGGGGTGTCGCACTCGGCGATGAAGCAGACGTGGCTGCGGATCACGCGGGCCTCCCGGAGTCGCCGGGGCGCGGGTTGACAGTGTTTTCACGCGCCTTGCGGGTAGCGGCCAGCAACCTGATCGCGGCCTTCGCGCGGAGCCGGTCCATGCCGACCCGGCCCCGCAGGAACGGGTGCTCCATCAGCCCTCCCAGGTCTGCAACCGGTAGCCGGTGCGGAACGGCATCCCGTTCGGCTGGTAGTCGGACTCGTGCAGGTGCGTGTCGTGCACCCGAGTGGGGCGGGCTCCGCCGTCCGCGATCTGCGCGAGCGTGACGCCCTGCGGGACGAGGTCCACGAAGCGGCGGGACACGATGGCGGTGACGGTGTACCGGCCGCCGGTGCGGACGTCGATGTAGGTCTGGCCGATCTGAGGCGTGGTCATGGGGGCTCCTAGGCGAGGTAGTCGGGGAGGGCGCTGGCGGGGATGAGCTCGTCGATGATGCGGGGCAGTGAGCGGGCGCGGGTGCCGTGGGCGGTGTGGTAGCGGGCGGTTTCCCATCCGGCGTGGGTCATCCAGGTGTCTCCGGCGTCGTCGGTGTAGGCGAGGCCTCGGGCGGTGAGGCTGTGGTCCTCGTCGAAGGTGGTGGTGATGAGCTGGCCAGGGTGGTCGCCGGTGGTGTTGTCGAGGAGGTGGTCGAGGAGGTGGCGGGGAAGGCGCTTGGCGATCGGGGTGGGTCGGGTGGTGCTGGTCACGGGTGCCTCCTTGGCGAGGATTGAAACTTTGTTTCGCAACACTGATGACACTAGGTGGGCGGCATGGTGTTGTCAACTTTGTTTCGCATCTTTGTTTCGCTCAAGAGGTGTGCAACTATGTAAGGCATGGCTGAGAAGGAGATCCCACACCTGCGCACCCTCCGCGACGACTTCGACCGCGCCCGCGAAGCCCTCATGCAGGGCATCCGCGACGAGCTGGAGAAGCGCGACGGCAAGGGCCTGAACGTCATCGCGAGGTCTGTGGACTGGACGCCGCAGTACATCGGCAAGATCCGCGACGGCAAGGTCACCGAGTAGCCCGACCTGCACGAATCAGCCCGCCTGTGTGCGGGCTTTTCGGCGTGCCTCACGGCCACTGCCCGTCGGTCGGTGCCTTGCGAACCAACTCGGCGGCGTAGTCCTGTCCGGCTTCGTCGAGCATCACGGCGAGGATCGCGGAGTGCTTCTCGCGTACCTGCTGGTCGTGTTCGGCGTCGGGGTCGTACTGCGACGTCCACGCGGGCTGCCGGAACAGGTCGTAGTCGTGACCCGCGGGCTTCGTTTCGGGCATGACAGGTAGACCCCTTTCCTCGGCGGGGCTCTGGCGACGGTTGAACTGCGACCACCGTAGGGCCGCCTTGCGGTCCTGACCTGCACCTTTAGGTGTGTGGGACAGGGGCGATGTGCTGTCGGTGCGCGTTGCGGCTGGCAGCTGTCTTTCCGCGTGTGGGAGTGCGTGACGCGAATCGCTCGGGGTCACTTCTTCCCTCCCGCCATGACGAGCGCTGCCACCCACAGGCAGGCGTGGTGGAGGGCTTGGTCTACGTGCGCCGCCCCGCCGCGCTGCCTGAAGTCAGCGGACCCGGTGTTGTCCATCAACCAGCGGACGATCCGGCGACGGTCGACGAGGGCGTGTGTGGCGGCGCTGACGGCGATCCCAGCGGCGACACGTCCGGGGCGGAGCTTGAGCCCGAGCGCCCGGTTCGCGACCAGCAGCCCCGCGGCCTGCACGGCGTGGTAGGACGCGATGTGTCCGGCAAGGGCCCGCCACGATTCGCCCTCGGAGCACACGACGTCGCCCCGGTCGCTCGCGGCGGGTTTGCATGCGGACTGGTGGTCGGTCTGGGCCAGGTAGTCGCCGACGTGGTGTGCGGCGGTGAGGGTGGCGAGTGAGGCGGCGAAACGGGAAGCGGTGGTCATGTCCCCTCCTTGGGGGTTGGGCCCGCCGTGACCGGAGTCTGGTCAGCAGCCACGGCGGGCAGACAATGGGGTCAGGCAGCGGTGGTCTTCGTGCGCTTCTCGCGCCGCCGCGCCAGGTACTCCTCAGCGGCAGCCACGATCAGCGGCGACCGGTCACCCTCCAGAGACGCCCGGTAGCAGCGGTGCAGCTCAGCTGAGTCCATGGCGGCCGTGCGGCGCGACAGCTCCGCTTGGAGGTCGGCGTCGGGAAGATCAATGAGGTCGTCGTCCCACGCGAGCGGAGGCAGCCACCCCTTCTCCTCCGCCTGCCGACGGATCTTGTCCGCCACCCACCCCTCGGGGCGCACCATCGACAGTTCGCCGTAAAGCGCCTGGATGCGCCGGAAGAAGCGGACCGTGACCGTCTCCTCCTTCAGCGCCTGCCGTAGCGGATGCGGCCCCGTGTTCAAGCGGCGGGCCTGTTCCTTCAGGGGCCAGCCGAGCGCACACAGCGCCTGCATCCTGCGGTGTGTTCCGGCGGCGTCGATGCGGGCGTGATCGCCGAGCGTGTCCAAGGTGGGCTGGATGGCGAGTAGCGCCTGTTCGGCTTCGGGGCGGATCTTCTCGGTGGGCGGCTGACCGATGGCGGGGCGCCCGTACAGCAAGGCGGCGACGTTTGGGTAGACGGGGAGGATGCTTGTGAAGGGCACGCCCTGTTCCATGAGCCACTTGACGTGCTGTCGTGCGGGTTCGGCGTCCACGAAGGGTTCCCAGCGTCCGTAGGCGATCTGTCGGCGCCGGTTCAGCTCGTACTTGGCGCGGGCGAGGCGATGTTCGAAGTGGTCGCAGCCGCGCTTGGAGCAGGTGAGCGGGGCAATGGTCTTCACGCGGCCCTCCCGAGGGTTCCGGCCCTCCAGCGGCGACGACGCTCGGAGACTCGCTCGTCCTCGTTCAGCCCGCCCCACACGCCGTAGGGCTCGGGGCGGTTGATCGCGTAGTCCAAGCAGTCGTTGCGGACGGGGCAGACGGCGCAGAGCTTCTTCGCTGCGTCTTCGCCGCCGGGACCGAAGAAGTCTTCGGTGGGAGAGTCCTGGCATGCGGCCCAGTCCTGCCATGACCATGGGGTGGTGTCAGCGATGAGCGCGGATCCGATGGGCACAGTGCGGGGGGTCTTCACCGGGCCACCTCCTTCACGACCAGGTCGATGCGCGTCCCCGCCGGGTCCTTCTCCCCAGCGCGGAAAGCCACGGAGACGAGTCGAGACGAGTCGTCGTCAGCGATGAGCTGGGCGTCGACGATGCCGTCGATCGCGGCCTTCACGGTCGGCTGGAGGTTGTGCGGGTCGAAGCGGCGGTTCGTCTTCGGGTGGACGACCGCGGTGATCTCCACGGCGCCCATGGGCGCCTGCCGGAGGCTCTTGGTGATGAGTGCGGCGGCGTCGCGGATGGCCTTGGTCTTGCGGGCTCGGGTGCGCCAGTGGGATCGGTCGTTGCTGTTGAGGTAGGGCATGTGGGGCAGTGCGACCGTGACGGTCCTGCCGGTGGTGGTGGTCACGGGGTCTCCTGCCGGTTGAGGTTCCAGAGGCCGATGGCTGCGCAGGTCGCGGCGATGAGTCCGGAGCAGAGCTGGAGGGTTCCGCCAGTGGCTGGGGCGGCTATGGCGGCTAGGGCTCCGAGGGAGCCGAAGGTGATGAGGATGATCCGGTGCATGTGTGTCTCCTTCGGGGGTGGGCCGCTCCCGCGCCCCCGCAACGGGAGCGGCCCTAGGGGGGTGGTCTAGAGCTGCTGGCCGCTCTGGCGTGCGGCTTCATAGGCGACGTTCGGGCCGCCGTAGCGCTTCACGATGGGACGGAGCTGCTGGGCAAGCTCGGAGTCGCGCGGCGCGGGGGAGGCGGAGGAAGAGGGGCTCTTCTTCTCGTCGAAGACCTTCAGCCAGCTCATTCCTGGCGGGTAGGTCTCAGCCGCATTGCCGGTGAGCGCCGCGTCGCCTCTCTCGATGCGCTTCATGGCGACGAGCACGTCATGCAGCGCGGTCACGTACTCGCTGTCGTGCGGCAGGTCAGCGGCGGTCTCACGGCCGTACAGGCGCGGAATCTCCGCCGCGAGGCGGTCCCACCCCTCACGCAGCCGCACGATCTCAGCGGCCAACTCCTCCGGCGACTCATACACCGGGCCGACCGACAGCCGCAGCAGCTCACGGCCGGTGGTCGCGGCCTGGTCGTCAGTCAGGACCACGAACGCCCCGTCGCCTTCCTCGTCGGCCAGGCCGACATGGATTCCGTCATCGACGCGAGTCACTCCGAGCCCGAAGTCCTGCCCCTTCGGGGAGATGAACAGGCAGGTCTCGTCCTGGAAGTGGTAGTCGCTGGCCTCACTCATGGGGACTCCTTCGGTGGCGGGGATGACTTGGGTGCCTCGGAACGCGATCTCAGCGGCCTCATAAGCGCCCATCACCGGTCACCGCCCGCGAACTCCGCGTCCGGTCCGCTCAGCCACGCCTGATCCGCAGCCTGTTCCTGCTGCGTCGGCTCCGGCTTCTTCGCGGCCTGCTTCGGAGCCGGGGTCAGCGCCTCATCCGTGATCCGCTCCGGCGGGAACTCCTCATCCCGCGTCACCTCGCCGCGCTGAAGCGAAGCGAAGATGACCTCCAGCTGAGCGATGTCGTGGTTCGTCCACGACGCGACCTTGCGGTTCAGCTTCGCTTCGAGCTGGTCACGGGTAACCCCGCCCTTCTGGAACTCCGCGATGGCCTCAGCCGCACGCTGGGCAATGCTGCGGTCTCCGCCGTCCTCCAGGGTCTTGTTGCACAGGTCCTTGGCGTCCTCGACCAGCCACGGCGGGAGCACCGAAAAGATCGCTTCACGCAGCCGACGGGCGCCGTTGTTGGCGTTGTTCTCGTACACGTCCCGCATGTCCGTGAGCTGCTTGGCGCCGTTCTTCGTGTCCCGCTTGTGGGGGACGATGAACGTCTGCGAGCTGCGGGTGTTGGTCTGCACGTCCCACGCCCACGCCTGCATCTCCGACTGTCCCTCAGCGTCGTCGCGTCGCAGCTCAGCAACGCCGTACTGGATGTTTCCCCAGCACCGGGCCAGTTCCCGTGCGAGGTGGATGGTGGGTCCGGTGACGTTCTGGCCACCCCGGCTGTAGCGGAAGAAGGCCCGCTGAGCGAGCGCCTTCTGGGAGCACGACTCATTCATCTGGGCGATGGCGGCGCTCATGTCGCGGGGGCACTGCTGCGCGACGACGATCGCGGCCTGCACCTCAGCGACCGCCCGGGACTGCTCAACGGCGGTGCCCTGCCCGACGCGGGTCGGCATCGGGATGGGCTGAGCGGCCTGCACCTGCTGGTAGCCGCCGCGGTACTGCTGGACCTGGTTCGGGTGCTGGTTCACATGTCCTCCTCGTGCTTGCGCTCAGCCCACACGGGGAGCGAAATGGTCTCGACCTGCTCGGAGTAGCCCGGCCAGTGGCCCGACTCGGAGCACTGCTTGTACAAGGCGAGCGCCTTACGGAACTGGGAGTGGCCGATTTTCAGAGCCGTGTGGTCCAGCTCGACGACGGTCGTGATGTAGGGGGCCGTCTTCTCCTGGAAGACGAACACCATGCGCGGGTCCCGGTGGATGCCCAGAGCCCGCACGGCCTCCAGGTACATGGCGGCCTGGATGTGGTAGCCGTAGCTGTAGACCGCCTTCGCGATCTCCTCCGGGTCCGCTGACTTCGTCGTCTTGTAGTCGGACACGATGAACCAGCGGGCGTCGTACTCAGCGGTGGGCATGTGGTCGAGTCGCGCCCGGCACCACACCCCGGTTTCCCGGTCCTGCCAGAACAGCGACCGCTCAGCGGGACCACGCTCGGGGGCGAACACACGGGCGGCGGTGGGGTTGTCCTTCAGCGCCTCGGCCATGGCTTCCACTAGGGCGTACTCGGAGGGCAGCAGCGGGATGGCGTCGCGGGAGTGTGCGGCGTCGCGCTGTTCCTTGGCGGGCTTGGTGCGGTAGGAGTCGGCGTCGATGACGACGATCTCCGGCCCGGTGCCGAGCACCAGGTGGTGGGCGGCGGATCCGATGTCGAACGCCTTCTTCGGGCCGCGCTTGTGGCGGCGCTCGTACTCGAACAGGGCCGGGCACTCCAGGAGGCGTCGCGCGCCAGTGCTGGACAGGGATCCGCCAGCGACCGGGTCGGCGTGGTAGACGGCCTCGGGGAGGTCGTACACGCCGGGTTCGGTGATGGCGGGGATCTGAGCGGCGGTCCGCTCGTCGGTGGCGGTCACCACTGCACCTCCTCGTCGGGGTCGATCGGGAACGGGTGGTCGGCGCGGATGCCGTCGCGGTCGGGCAGCTTCGAGGACGGCCCGTGCCAGTCCTCCAACCACTCGTCCCAGTCCTCGTGGGCGTCGCGTCCGGCCTCGATCTCAGCGGTCGCGCCGAAGATCCCCATGAGCCCGTCGAACGGCGGCGGCGCGAGCAAGTCCCCCTGCTCAGGCAGCGCCGCCACGTCAGCGCCCACAGCAGCCGACAGCTCCGTCGCCCACGCAGCCACCGCCTGCTGGCAGCGGGCACCGCCACCGGAGTCGACCTGGATCTCCCGGAACGCCTTGACGATGCGGTCGGAGATGCCGTGTTCGGGGCGTGCGTCGAACATGCACAGGTAGGCGCGGATGCCGCCGATGACTTCCTCGATGCGGTCGAGGTGCTCGCGGACGTCGGCAGTGGTGGGGTGCTGGATACGCTCAGACATCACGCGCCTCCTGGTGGGTGCGGTCGTGCGCGACAGCGAGCTCAGTCGCGGCCAGCGAATCGCCGGGAGTGAGGGCGAGGTCGCAGACGCAGCAGACGAATCCGCGTCCGCCGAAGGTGAGCCGCCACGTTCGGGACTCGCCCGGGTGCGGCAGGGAGGCGTGGTAGCGGCGCTCAGCGTCCTGGAGAGTCACAACGCCACCGCCTGCGGGTAGCAGCCGTAACCGGCGTAGTCCTCCAGCTGCTCCAACTGGCTGTCGGCGCTCGCGAGCACCGACCCGAGGACCGCGAGGCTGGCCCGCACATCCGACATCGGGCCCGACAGGGTGACCCGGACGCGCTCACCGGCAGCGCCGATCAGGTCCAAGTCCACCGTCGCCTCACCCGGCATGGTCTGGACGACGTGCGCGTCGCCGGTGTGCACAGGCGGCAGCGGAACCGTCATGGAGGCGGGTAGGAGCGGGATATTGTGTGTCACGGCACTTCCTCTTTCTGTTGCGGTGCCATTGCCCTCACCGGGGTCAGCTCCTGGTGGGGGCGTTTTCATGAGGTCAGGCGGTCTGCTGCTTCTTACGCAGACGCGGAGGGACCTTCGGCTCCAAGCGCGTGATGCTCGCAGGAGCCTGCGGCCGGTACGGGGCCCGGCGAGGCGCGGGCTTCTGCTCGTACTGGCGGACGATCGCCTCGATGTGCTCCTCGGTGAACCGGTAGGAGCCGCCGAGCATCGTGAAGGGGATCTCGCGGCCTTCGCAGCGGGCGCGAAGCCACGACTCCTTGATCTGGAGCTGGCCTGCGACCTGCGTGAGCGTGTACACCCGGTTCATGCGGCGTCTCCTTCCTCCGTGGAGTCGCGCTTGCGCTCCAAGACCACCTGTGGGCAGTTCAGGACCTCAGCCATGCGGGTCAGGTTCGTCGGGGTCGCGTTCCGGGTGCCCTTCTCGATCTCGCTGATGAGGCTCAGAGAAACCCCGATGCGCTCCGCGAGCTGCGTCTTTGTTAGCCCCGCCTTGGTGCGGGCGTAAGTCACGGCCTCGGGATCGTGATCCAGGGGGGACTTCGCACTCTTTCGATCTGCGGCCATGACACGACCATAGTGCGAAGGAGTGCGAAGTACAAGACTGATCCACAGATCTTCGCGCGAACCTTCGCGCAAGACGTCGCATGTCGGTGACGGTTTACTTGCGCAGGGGAACTTTTGGGGGGTCGAAGCTACCCATGAGTGCGAAGGTGTGCGAAGGTGGGGCCATGAACGAGAAGCCCACACCTAGGCCCGAAGGAGAGCTGATCCGGTCCGCACTCACACGGGCCGGGCTGTCAGCCCGCAAGGCAGCAGACGAAGCCGGGATAAGCGAAGGCCGCTGGCGACAGATCGTCAGCGGCTACCAAGTGGTCGCGAAAGGCACGTATATCCCCGTGCGAGGCCCCGCTGAGACCATCGCGTCCATGGCTCGGGTCGTAGGAGTGACCCCGGAGCAACTGATCCAAGCGGACCGGGAAGACGCAGCCAAGGTCCTCACGGAGATCGCGGATGCCGCCCCCCTCGCGGCATCCGCGTCCGAGTGGGACGGCGAGCTGCGAGCCCCGGAGTACCCGCTCGAAGGCAATGAGGTGCTGCTGTGGCGGGACACGCCGCGTGGCCGGCACTACCGGCTCTATGACGATCTGGACATCGGCCACACCTTCGGGGCTGACGAAACACCGTCCGACGTGATCGATGATCTGCGTGACCTGCTCGATCGATACCGGGTAGACGTTCGGGCCATGGAGAGGCGGCGTGCTCGGCGGTAGCGCTCACGCATGCCCAAATATGACTACAGGATGTGACTTTTAAGGTCACATCCTGTCACTTTACCTAACCACAGCGCCACCCGGACTTGTGGCCCCACTCACCCCAAAAGTAAAGTCAAGGACCGGCCGAAACCCCGGCTCGACGAAGCGCCGGAAACCCCCGGCCGGTAGAGGGGGAGATCTTGACCGCGCACGCATACGCAAGTCCCATCACCCGACCCACCTACGTAGAGATCGGAGACGTCCCCCGGCCCTCAGTGGCCTGCACCGCACTCATCCGCCACACCGACTGGACCACCCTCCGCATCCACCCCGGGGCCTACAACCCCAGGGTGGTACAGGAAATAGTCCAAGACCACCGAATCCGACACGAGGAAGCCACCGTGTGGCTGGGGGGATTCCGCTTCCCCTCCGACCCCGCATCCATCACCGAATTCCTCCGCGACCCCGTGGGATTCCTCTACCGCCTGGGCCCTGACGCCGTGGGTATCCCGTGTCTCGCCACGAGCATCCCGGCCCCTCTCCAGGTCCCCGGCCTCCGGTACGCCTGA